CCAGAAGTGCGGTGTATCGGATGTGGCAAGGTATGGAAATATCAAGAATTGATGGACGTTGTTTACGAAGAGTATCCTGACGAAAGATTTACGTTGTGGGGCAAGTGCGGCGAGTTCGAGATGGGAATAGACGTGCTTATGAGTTTGCCATTGGCGGACAGAGTGGGGTTCCTTATCACCAGATGCCCTGAATGTCAGCAGGAGGAAGAGAAGTGATAGAGTGTCCTTGTTGTGGTGCGAAGTGGAAAGCAAAAGACATTATTGACGCCCTTACTGAACATTGGGGCAACAACATGCTCTTTGTCGCCTACGCCAAAATTGTTCCTGGATTCGAAATAGGCGTTGATGTGCTTGAGGCGCTAGGGAAACTGGATGATGACAGGGTTTTTATTTTCAAGTGCCCCAAATGTCAGAAGGAGACCGAAAAATGAGTGCAGAGTATGTTCTCGTGGCATTCAAAGAAGAGATGTTCTCTCGCCAAGAATTGGCGGCCGTTAAAAGCAATATCATGGGAAGCGCTTACTTCCGGTGGGACTACGATAAAGAGGCGCGTGATAAAGCCATGAAGAAGTATTTGAGGCTACCCCACACAGCGGTCGGGAGTTGCTCCTTCCTGAAAGCCGCCCTCCTTGATTCGCCCGGGAAGTATATCCCCGGCCCGATTGATGCGATTGAAGAACTCTTTGACGAGACTGAAGTGCGCGAATGTGATGATGCGTTTATTGAGGGAGTGAGAAAAGCCATTGAGCTGTCGAATGTAACAAACTATCGAATATATCCAACGAAGGAAACAATTGATTTTCTTGAAGAACACAGGGGATGGCTAATTACGTCAGACCTTTTTTAGGAGGGGCCAGATGAGTACCGCAGCTGGACCATGGTATCGGAGTGAGCAGAGGCCGCCGCCGAAAGACGGCTCGCTTGTTCTGGGGATATTCGCGGGGTGTGGAATGTTTTTGACCGCGTGGGAACGCCCGCTTCTGGCCGACGATGAAGATGACCGGTGCTGGACAATAGGGCCAATGACAGGGATTGAAGAGGACCCTGTTGTTTGGGCAGAGGTTAAGGACTACAACGGAGAAGTAGAAGAAAAAGCGTGGCTTCCCTTCAAGCGTTGCAGCATGGTCAATATTGACCGCATTATCATCGTGCCCAAACGGAAACAGATTGTGTTTGACGCCGGAGAGAAAATGGATGATGTTGAATTGCCGCCTCACATAATCAAGGTTCTTGAAAAATTTTTGGCCTGCTATAAAGGAGAAACGCAATGATGTTTGCCGCTGGTCCCTGGATTAGAAGTGAGGATAAGCCGCCGCCGAAGGATGGGCGGCAGATTTTGGGAACTTTCCCAGATGGTATCTACGTGGTCCGATGGGAAGACATTAACGATGACGAACCGGCTTGGACTATGTGCGGCACCCCTTTTCAATCACCCGACGATCCCATCGCTTGGGCGGAAATCAGGCCGTATCAAGAGGAAAAGCCGTGAAGCGGCGATTGCTAAAACGGCGAAGGCGCAAGGTATCCGAATGCAGGGTGTCCAAATGCAGGTTCCGCAAGCCTATAGTGCTGGAAAACGGCCGAAAAAGATTTGTTTGCGAGCACCCGGAGCGCGAAACGTGGGGGGTGCGGTCGTGCGGAGGCTTTTGTAGCCTCCACGGCAACACCAACGCAATGTATTGCGATGGGTGGCTCTCCAATAGGTAAGCGTATAGCTCGCGAAATACTCGAACTCAATAGGAGGATGGATGATGCGGGAGAAACTCGAAATTAACCGGGGCAACATGCGAGAGGGAATTGAAATCAACTGGAACATCATCAGCGGCATGGCTTTACTGGCATGGGATAGTGATATTCGTGTGCACAGTATTTATCGCATGTTCCCTGAAGAAATACTTGACGACGAAGCAAAAGAAATGCTGCGTCAACTCATAGAACATATTTACTTCTCTCGAAGGGCTCCGGCAGGGGACAACGCGCAATAGGAGGCTGCCTATGCGGGAATGCGGTATGGGGAGTTGTTGCACAAACGCTACCCTAATAGCACCTACCATTTGGTGGACTGGAGCACCGCCTCTGACCTTCGGTCCTCTCCAACCCCTGCCGGAGTCGGGTCGGGGGCGGTGCGTTTTTAGGAGGAGATTGAGTGATGAAGATCTCTGTGGATTTTAAGGAGCGGGGAAAGGGGCTTCATTATGAAGCCACGCTTCGAGTTTTATGCGAAAATGGGGCAAATAAAGAAATGCTCGCGGAAGCAAAAACGAGCGGGGACAGTCGTAATCCTTGGGAGCCGATAGCAAAGGCCGCAAGCCAGTTGTTCCTAAACAAAAACTTCGCAGGGAATATGGTTGCGAGTATGCTACTTGGGGAAACGTTAGTTGAATGGGCCCTCGGGTGGGGGTATTCAACTGCTTATCAGGAAGCAAAAAGAAAGCGTGCAGAAGAGCAAAAGCGAAGACAGCGGCGTGAAGGTTCCCAGAGCCAGAAAAAGGCTGGAGACGAAGTAAAATAGGAGAGGAAAGATGCAGGAAGGTAAAACCCCCTTTGGCAACTTAAAAGAAGAGGACATTATCGCAGCCGCTGCGCAAGCGCGAGAATGGGATAGAGTGAAACGAGCAGCACATAAGACGATGATGTGTAAAGTAGATGAGAAAGAGTGGGCGCGGCGACTGGGCGAATTTAAGGAGTGGGAAGAAAGGGGATACGAAATAGAAAGAATAATCAACTGGGCCTTGAATGCAATCGCGTGGCTGATTCCTTTCCCTTTTCGTCTCTATGCCTTTGCCTGCGTAGTTGGCCTTCCAACATTCAGTGGCCCCGTGTTGAAGTTTGTGGAAGAAAACGCCGACTTGTTGCGGCCCCTTTACAGGGCTTTCCATGATAATCCTTGGGCAGAATTGGAGGAAGAGTAGATGCCTAATACGTGCTCTTGTTGCAAGGGTGATAGCGCAACCGAACGTTGTCACGGTTGCGGAGAACTGGTCTGCAAATACTGTTTGATGGAAAGCGATGCCTGGAGCGATGGAAGAGGCGACGGCAAGCGCTGTTGTCGATTTTGCGCTATCGACTATAATTGGAACTACGCGATTAGCGACTTCCTTGAAGAAATTATCGATGACATAAAGCGCCGTCGAACCAAAGTCGCCATCAGAAAATTAAAGGGAATGCGCATGACGCTGGAGGAGTGGGACCGGTTGGGGAGAAGGGCTTGACAAATGAACGCCCCTGTGTTATCCTTATCCTGCGTGACACGACCCCGCCGAAGGGCGGTAGTAGGTCGCGCTTATGGCCCGTCCACCATGTGTGGAAAGGGCACTGGCGTTGTTCTTTCGAGCAGCGTCAGCCGCAACGTTGCGCTGCGTGGGCAGGGGAGTCGCCAAGCGTCTTCCCTGCCTGTGCGCAATGAACGACGCGGAGAGGCGACGACCTCACCGCGTTACAGTAAATATGCCGCGGGCACGGGGAAGGCGGCGACCGGGACTTGGCCAGTCTCGCCGCTCTGGTGCAATCGCCCTTCCCCGTGTGCCGCACAAATGCAGTCGGCCCCGCGACCTGAATGCAGCGGGGTCGGCGCTTTTTAGGAAGTCGAGATGATGGAAGTGCTTTTTGGATTTGGGTTCGTATTGGGGTACGCACTTGCCTTTTTGGGCATCTTTCTTTTGGGCCCGGAGCAGAAAAAGAAAGTGGGCATAGTGCTTATCGCTGGAGCCGTCATCTGTTTATGTACTGCCGCATGGTCGTGCCTTCACACAGAACCCTTTTCGAGAAATATACAAGGCGTCCAAATCGAAGGGATTATGAGCATTTGCACCATACGCGGCACATTACACAACACAAACGATTATGCGGTCACGGTTTCGCGCGTAACGCTGACGAGCAGTGTATTTTCCGCAGGGCGGATAGTAAAGCGATGGACTACGACACTTCAGCCAGGCGATATTCGCAAGTTTGAACTGCCCGCAAGGGACTATCTGCAAATCGCAAGGAATGGGGATGTAATAGCCCTGTATCCGGCGAAAGCGTTACGTGCAAGAGGCGAGTAACATTTGGCGCTCTTTTAGGAGGCCGAAGCGATGGATAGCGACATGGTGAATGTGGTTTACATGTCGAAGGTAGAGGAACTCGCTGGCTATCTTCGCACTTTCCGATTTCACGCTCGCCACAAGGTTTACGATGGCGACGAACGTATTGAGTTTGCCAGTCGGATAGCTGAAGTTGCCATTCGCGCTTTGGGAGTGAGGTCGTCTGGCGAACTATCTGATTTGAAGGCCGAACTTCGAGAGATGGTGGACAGGCTTTAGGGGGCAAAGCGATGGGCGAAGGGCATGCGACGCCGACAGAGGCGTGGTTTGAGGGATTCCTGCGCGCAATCTTCTACTACTTCATCAAGGGCGAAGACCCTGCGCACGCCCTTGGTGTCTGTAACGCACCTGTGATTAAAGACGTGAAGTCTTATTGGGAAGTCGAACCTGAACATCTTGGCAATGGCATAGTCGTCAGGTTTGCGACTGGCGACGAGTTTGCGGTCAGGGTGACACAGACGAAAAAGGCCGGGGAGTAGAAGACCTCTTGTAGCCACAAGATAAGGAATGCGGTAAGAATGAACATTTTGCTTGTTGAACCCCCTTTCCCGGTATCGCGCAAAAGTAAAAACCACAAGCACTTCTTTCCTATCGGCCTGTTAAAAATCGGTAGTTATCACAAGCGACTCGGAGACTCGGTTCAACTGGTGCGCGGGGACCTCCCCAAAAAGAAAGTCTTCTTTGATCCCGATATTGTTATGGTCTCCTCTCTCTTCACGTACTGGTCTGGCTACGTTGCCAGAACGGTCAGGCACTATAAACGACTATTCCCTGGAGCGCGAGTTGTGGTCGGCGGAATTTTCGCGTCGCTTATGCCGGACGAATGCCGAAGAGTAACCGAGTGTGACGAAGTATATGTTGGGCTTTACAAGGGAGGCATCGCAGAAATGGAGCGGATTGACTTTTCTCTCCTTCCCGAAGACGTAGACTATCAGGTAATCCACGCTTCCAGGGGGTGCCCGCGGCGTTGCCCCTTTTGCGGCGTGTGGAAAATTGAACCGCGCTTTACGTGGAAAAGCAGCATTAGAAACGAGATCGTCAAGCCCAAATTGATTTTCTATGACAACAACCTTCTTGCTAATCCGCGAATAGAGAACATTTTGGGAGAGATAATAGAGTTCGGGTTCTCTAAAGGTACTCCCTATAGCCGTTATCAGGTCAAGTGCGAAAGTCAAAGCGGCTTAGACGGGCGCATTTTAGAAGAGAAGCCGCATCTCGCGCGACTACTCAAAAAGGCCCGGTTCCACACTCCGCGCATAGCCTGGGATGGACCTGTATCCGAACACAAAAGGATACAAAACCAGGTCCAGGTTTTGCTTTCCGCAGGGTACCGTGCAAAAGACATATTCGTCTTCATGCTTTACAATTACACGATAACGTATGAAGAGCTGAAGCAAAAGTTAGACTTCTGTTGGCGCTGGAAAGTCCGAGTTGCGGATTGCCGCTTTCGCCCTCTCGATAGCTTATTCGATAACTACATGCCTCAGGTGAAGGTACAAACCAGAGGCAGTTACTATATCCACCCAAACTGGACAGACGGAGAAATCCGTGCTTTCCGTCGTGAAGTGAGATGGCAAAATATTGCTATCATGTTTGGGCTACCAAAGGAGTAATATACTGAGGATTGTAACTGGAAGAGAGAGGTGTGCACAATGGAGAAACAAAAGAGCGTCCACAAAGAGCGCCTCGAAGCGGCGTTACAGCACGATACCGACAAAGTCGCCGCCGCAATCTTTAAGATTGGCCTAACCGCCGCACGCAGGCGTCATTTTCTACAACTCTTATCACCGGAAGTTAAAAGCCAGTATGATGTTGACAAACTCCGTGCTCGTCTTTATAAGGAAGGTATGCTTCATTATTGCGAAACTGGACGCAATACACAGGTGCGTATCTGCCCATTCTTTCAGCGGCCCTGTCACGAAATCAACGCTGTCCGGCCAATTTGCCGTGCGTATCGCCCGGCCGACCATCCAGAATCTGAAAGCAATGCCCCACATTGCGCATTATTTGATCGCGATCTCTCATACTATATTTCGCCGATTATGGAGTTTTTGCGACTGATCGACAAAGAAATCAGAGATCTCGCAAGTGAAAGTTGGAGATCGGAAAATGGTGACGGACCGCCCTATTGACAATTCGCCGGACATCGAAATTACTATCCGTTGGAATCGGCGCGAAATGGCAAGCCCGATTAAGGATGGCGAATATGAAGCAAAGGTGGAAAAGATAGAACCAGTAAAACGAAAGGTTCGAAGGCCAGACGGGTTACCAGGAATCGAGTATGCATGGCGCATCCACTTCGTTCTTCCAAGCGAGGGAAAACAGCGTGTGACTGACTACGTGGTGCTATGGACAGATGACCGTAGAAGAATATGGCTTACAAAAAAACTCATTGAGTTTCTTAGGGCAATTGGGATTGAGGATGCTGTAAAGAACAAAAAGAAAAAACACTTGAGGCCAGAGGACCTGGACGTGAAAGGCGAAATGGCATTGCGTTTAACGCTGAAAACGAAAAGGTTGCCCCTTGGAGAAAAAACGAAATACGGGCGGGAATGGATTACGCGAGTAGTGCAATACGAACCGTTAGAGTCAGTGAACGGCGATTTTCTATAACGGGACGGGCGAACATCCTTCTCTTGGGACGCGCGCGCCCGAATACGGGCGAAAAATCGGACCTGGCGGACGATTTTTACGCAGTGGGGTTTGGGGTCGCCCCTGTCGAAATCGTCCCGTAGTCACGGCCCTGCCGCCCGAACTCGCGGTTTCGCATCCATACTCGAACGTTCGGAACGCACGCCCGAATACGGGCGGATCTAAATAGTAGTCCGCGCGAATATAAAGAACACTGTCGCCGTAACCCTTAACCGGTTACAAATATGATTCGGTAACGACATCGGTAACATCAATTTTTTCAGGCGGCGTCTAAGAAGAAGAAGAATCTGTTACCTAGTTACCTTTTTCTACAAACATATATATATATAGGGGGGACGAAAAAATAAAATAGACGCCGTCACTCTTTTTTATTTTTATTTTCTTCCCGTCTTATACACGTGCATAACCACCGGTTACATGGTTACAACGGTTATCTCGTTGTATGACAATGGGTTACGTGTAACCGGTGCTAAAAAATAAGGTTACAAAAGGGCATTTGTAACCTAAAAACCCCCAAAAACGCCGTTTTGGGCGTCCCGGGAAGATGGCGTCAGAAAAAAAAAGAAAAAGCACTTGACGTTCCTTTGAGAACGCACTACAATCAATTTGATTCGTCCAACCGTAGGGGAGGGGCTCCCGTGGACTTGAGGTCAGAAATCGAGGGTATTTTTGGGGTACCTCCATCTAGCAGGCCAACAAAAGTACCCTGCCCGTTCCACCAAGACGACACCCCGTCGTTTGCGCTTTACGATGATCATGCTTATTGCTTTGGGTGCCGTGAGTATTTTTCGTGGCGAAGGCTGATTGAAAGATTGGCCGAGGACAGTCGAACACCTGGCCTCCAAGTTGCAGCGGCCAGGGTTTTAGAAAGAATTAGGAACGAGAAGCGCGGTCGTCCAAAGAAGAGGGGACGCGAAGAGGTCGTCCTACGCTTAATGGCGGACAAGGCAAGCCAGTTACTTCAAAACGGTGGGGTAATTGTCAGTGAGAGAGGGGAGGAGATCGGAGCGCTCGAATTCCTAAAACAGGAGCGCGGCCATGACGAAAATGTTATAAAGCGAATGAGGATTGGGTGCTCGTGTAATGAGTTCGGCGATCCCGAGCTTTTCGAGTTTTTAAGGGAACGATTTGAGGATGACCTATTAAGTAAGTGCGGACTCCTAAAAGGCGGGCAGTTTGTTTGGTCGACATCAGATATTATTTTCCCTGTCTTAAGAATTGGAGAACCAGCATACTTTCGATTCAAAACGTACGCTGCAGTTGCAGGAGATCAAAAAAAGCGGATCTCGCAGATACCTAGGAACGCATGGCTTCACGACATTCCGCTTTACAACTCTGATGCTCTCTATAGAAAAGAAGTTTGGATCACAGAGGGCGAAGATGACGTCTTGCAACTTGAAAAAGCAGGGCTCCATGCAGTAGCAATATGTGGCGGGGTCTCACGTGACAAAATTAAAATGCTAGTTTCATCACGAGTCGAAAAGTTTGTGATAGCAGTTGATAACGATGACGCCGGAAACCAGTACCTTAAAAAACTCGCAACAGCGCTAGCGTCGCGGAATGTCTTTATCTATGTCCCAAATGAAGACATCGACAAAGAAATTAGGAGCGGATTGTTCTCAGCGGAAAACGTACAGCGTAGCCAGGTCCTCCCGCTCGCAGAAACATCGCAGGGCTATTTCATCTCAGATGAAACAGGCAACCATCAAGTTTCCAACTTCACTTTCTCCGTGATCGGAGAAGAAATCGGCGACGATCAAACGTCTGTGCTCTTTTTGAAAATCAGGCCTAACCCAGAAGAGTTTGACGGGCGAGAACCCTTTGTGGTTGCGGTCCCGGCCGAAGAGGTTTACGACTTGAAGGACTTTTCTCGATTTACGGGTAGCAGAAAACTACTCTGGAACCTATCTTCACCTACTCGGCACAGGCAATTCATCCAACAGAAACTTAAAGTAGATGACTACTCCGAAGTAAAAGCCATCAGCTACTATGGCAGGGCTGATCCATCAGAAATAATCGACCCTCTTTTCCTCTGGAGAGATTGCTTTATGACGAGCCGTGGGTTACAAAGAATATCAAAAGAGGGATTTATCGTCCTTGAGGAATCCGATAGGATTTATCTCCCCACGTGCTCTGGTTCGGGAATGAAGGGAGGAATTTCAGTTCTCAGTAAGGGCGATGACTTTGTAAATGGAGACAGAACGTCAATATCTCAAATCTGTGAAGGGCTTAACCCTCATCAACTTATAGCTTTTGCCTGGTGCACGATGGCCCCGTGGTACTATGAAATCCAGGAGATGTTCGGCGGGTTCCCTCTCCTTTGGATTACAGGCGAGCAAGGTGCAGGGAAATCCACGTTTGCACGATGGCTTCTAAATCTTTTTGCACGGAAGTCGAGTGCGGAAACGTTATTTCTGTCCGCTGTAAACACAACAACTGAAGGGCTCGCACGGGTCCTTTCAAACGTTTCATGCCTACCAGTAGTGCTTGATGATTTTCGTGAAGACGTTTTGAGAGCAGCAGGGTTCAAAAACTTGATGCGGCAGAGTTATGATAGGTCAAAAGATGCCAAGGGAACGATACGGGGACAAAATCGCCTCCACACTGCCGTAGTCCGACGTGTAGTGCGGTCCCCGTTGTTAATTACATCGCAGTCGGTTCCAGAAGATCCGGCGCTAGAAGAGCGATGTGTGCTTGTTGAATTTCAGCGTAAAGAACGAAGCCCTGATCAGCTAAAGTTCTTAAACGAGACCGGGAAAACGCTAAAAAAACTCGGCTGTGCAATCATCGAAGAAAGTCTAAAGCGCCCATTCCTCCACGAAATTGAGTTTCCAAAGGATGTTATTGACAGGAAAAAACGATCACTTTGGCTAATTGATGTTGCGCTTCGACGATTAGGAATTAGCGACGAGGGGATTGCCGATGTTCTTGAAAACGGGCTTAGCGAGGACGACAGAAGTGGGAACCGCGACCTAGATGATTTTGTTTCGGAAATGATGGATCTTTATGGCGAGGGGGAAATTGAAGACGGGATACACATCAGCATGAGAAATGACCAGGTTTGGATTGCAAGCGGACAAATTTTTAACATCCTCAAGCGCCACCGTAGGCCGGTTGTGGAACGGATCACAAAAAACGCTCTTGGAAGACTTCTTCACGCTTCTGGCGGCGAAAAGCAAACAATCAGAAACATAAAGGGCAAAGTATGCAAAGCGTGGTTCTTCGATTGTCAAAGCGAAATCGGGAGAAAGCTGATGGAAATAATCGTGGGAGGCGGTGAGTCAAGGTCGGAAGAAGAAGTAATATTCGATAATAACGATACCGATGAAATCTGGTCATGAGGGAAGAGAGATGAGAATTTACAGCCTATCACCATCCAAAGTTGCGATGGCAATGCGATGCCCCATGCAGCTTTGGCATCTACTAACAGTAGGCCCTAGACCGCCAGGATTCACAATGGTGTTTGGAAGCAGTTATCATGCCGGAGTTGAGGTTGATCTTCAAAAAAAGATTGAAGGAGAAAACTGTGAAGTTGACGAGATGATTACGGCTTTCGAGGCTGAATTCCAGGATCGGCTTTGCGAAGCAGAAAGGAAAGATGGTGAACTTGCGGCGTCCGAGTACTTCAATATAGGAGTCGCGTCAATCAAGAGACACAAAGAGGCAATATCTCCGCAATTTGATCCTGTAGCTGTTGAGGTTCCTTTGGAGGTAGACATTGATGGATTCAAAATGAGATGCAGGATTGACCTCATAGCAAGAGGAATGGGGATTGTTGATCACAAAACCGCTTGGAGGAAATGGGCAACAGGAAGGGAACACAAAGAGGTTCAGCCACTTGCTTACGCACTTCCATTTTGGAGGAAAGAGAAAAAGCTATTGGATTTCACGTTTTCCGTTTTCTACCCGAACATCGTTGAGAGAAAGAGAGACTGTTTTGAGTTTCGCAAAACGTCCCCTAACGCAAAGTCTATTGAGGCTTTCGCCCAAATTGTTCGCAATGTTGGGATGATGATGGTAGAAGAGCGCCCTGTTCCGAATACATCGGGATGGTGGTGCAGCGAGAAGTGGTGCGGGTGGTGGGACGTCTGTGAGTTTGGTAGAGGTCGGGTTGTCGTTTGAAGAAAGGAGAAGTCATGAGTGAAGAAACTAGTATTGCAAGAGTCACGCCCGAGGCACAAATGGGGGTATCTCTCCCAGAAACCGGAGTGATTCTTCCAGATGAAGAAACGATTGCTTTAATTTCAAAGTCCTACTCGGCACTTTTTAAGGCAGTCGGCAACATACTGGACGATTCCGATTTTCTTTGGATTTTCTCGATAAAAATCAAGAAGGTCAAGAATGGGAAGTTAGTTGATGAATGGAAACAAAAGTTTACTCAATCAAAGGATGAGTTAAAAAGGTGGATCGAAATGGCGAAGGAAAAGGAGATGGCTTATCGCGTTGCCTGTCAACCATTGAAGAAGGCAACCACAAAGATGGCCACTTTTTTTGGCGTCCAAGAAGAAGAACTTTCTGTTGTTGATAACCTGGATGAAGTTGTTCAAAATGGCGGGGGAACACTTCGGGTTGTTGCAAAGGTTCGGATACGAGACCGGTTTAACCGCGTTTCCACAGATTTCGGCATGACAATAACGCCAATCCAGGGTATCAGCCTCCAGACGTCTGATAAAATCCATGCGGCTTTTGGCCGGGCAATTACGAGAGCCAGGAAGCGTGCCATTATCAGCCTGGTTCCGTACAGTGAAAACATGACCGAACTATTCCTAGAAGATGAAATACCTCATTTTAACGAGGCTGACGAAACAAAAGAACCTATCGAAGCGCAACTGATTAAGGATCTCGAATCAGAAACGACGGGAGGGGAAAAGGAATCGAAGCCTTCGGAAAAGAAAAAGCGTGGTAGGCCTAAAAAGAAAAAGATAGAAAAGGAAGCAAAAACCGAAGACGAACCTCGTGAACATTCTGAAGGGGAAGATCTTTGTGAAGAACCCGAACTTGACGTAGAAAAAGAAAGCAAAGAAGAACCGACGAAACCTGAGCCCAAACAAGCAAAAGCAGAAAAACTCGCGGCTGAAATCGCAAGTAAAATCGAAAACATAGAACAGAGGAAAGACGTTCTTGCAGAATGGAGACGAAGGGCAAAACACGCTGATAGGGAAAAGTTTATTGCCGCGATAAAGGAGTTCAAAGAAAAAATCGGACTCAGCGCATCATCGCCGGTCAAAATAGACGATCTTTCCAAAGAACAAGTTGTCTTGCTCTTAGTTTATTTGATTGAAATCGCGCAACAGGAGGAACGAAATGGATAGTCTAACATCTCTCCCAATTGGCGTTATCTGGACGAGCCTTACGTACGAGGGGTGGTGCAAAATTCCTAGAGCTGAGTGGGCGGTACTTTTCGTTCATTCTTCAATACCGAAGCCAATCTTTGTTTTTCACGAGGGCACAGCAGACATTCATTTCCCCAGAAAAAGCGGGGAGTCGATTCCTATTCAGCAAACTTTGCGTGTTTCCATCCCCGGTGTTGGCCCAACGATTTTCAAGTCGCGGGAAGGCACTGCCAAAAGCCCGCTTACGAAGGAAAAATGCGAATCGCGGTTGAAAGTTATATTCGGCGCCATAAAGCGTGAAATTATCAATCAACGGTTCGACACATTCCTTGATCTTGACGCAGTTTTCAATGCGATTCCTGAACCAACCTTGGAGTAAACAAAAATGGGGCCGGGCAAAACTCGCGGGGTGCGGAGCGAGCCCCTCCATCCCGCACCTCGCGGGCGGTCCCCCCGCCTAACCTTTGTAATTAGAATCTCGCAATATCCTTGGGGGCAAATCCCAACAGAGTGGGACCTAATTGAAGGATTCTGCGAGGCGGGGGCAAGCTACGAAGGACCGCTCCCATTGCCGAGGGCAAACCCTCCTTATCATATCAAGAAAGCAGCAAGTAATTTTATTGTCCACGCTGTTCGGGATCCTTTGGATGCCCCACCAGATTCTATCGTCGCGATTCCACTTAGAAAAGAAGACATGCCAGGATGGCAGAGAGTAGATAAGTCAAGACTTCTACTTTTCACTTTTGATTGCATGGACACTCGTAGTAGAAAGATTTTTCTCAAAAAGGTTCCGTCTGAGATACCAGTATTTGCAACTGGGCGATGGGAGTATCTAGCCCCTCACGTTGACTGGGTTCTAATCAGACAGGGTTGTAGAAGCAAGTGGCCGTTCCTAACGGTTCCTATTAGAAAAAAAGCCCTTTTCGTTGGGATGCTCTATCAAAAAGAACGGATAGAGATGATCGAAGGGCTGGATGGCAAAGTAAAAAATATCAGGCGTGGAGTATATGGGTGGAGGCTCGGGCAGGTAATTCCGCAATATAAGATCGTACTTGATGCTCCCAATTTGGTTATGGACCATTATTGGTCAAACCGCATTTACATAATGACAGGGTGGGGTGCAAGCTATCTCGCAATCGAGCGACAAGAATTAAAACTGGAATTCGGCGATTCGGTGTTTTGGACGAGCAAATCTAACATTGTGGAGTCTGCACTAAACATCATCGAAACAATTGGAGAAGATGAGATTTACGAAAAGCGAGAGAGCGCATGGAAACAAGCGCATGGGTTTCATACTTATAGGCACCGCGCTGAGAAGTGGATGGCAAAAGTCAAGGAAATCTTTTTTTAAACTCGGCAAGGATATAGCCAGGATCGATTGAAAGGCAGGGCGGGGGCATTGAAAGCGGGCAATCTTCTTTCATTGCCCCCTTTGACTGGCAATCAATGCATCCTTCTTGCTTCGTGAAAACCTCAACCCAAGGCCAGGGCGGTCTATTTTTTAACGGAGATGTTGGCCCAAAAATAACAAAAGTTGGACAACCAACAGCGGCTGATAGATGAGCAATCCCACTGTCATTTGCAATACACCTTTTTGCACTGCCCAAAAGAGCGGCAACCTCCGTTAGTTTCAATTTTCCGCGTAGGTCGATGACAGACTCAGGAAGTGCAGGCAGACGTTCAAGGCCAACAAAAACGGATCCCGGAAGACGCTCTGCTACTTCAACCGCAAATGGATACCGTTTAATTTTCTGTTTACGCTTCCCCTCAAAAGAAACCACCGTTCGCCCCTTCCATTGCTCAACTCGTTTTATATCCGCATCTAGATAAAAACGGTACTTCTGAGGTGGAGGCAATGTTTTTTCCGTTGTTGCCATCCTCAAGTAAAGGGCCGCTTCACCAGAAAGCCATCCCCATGAAACATCAAATACTTCATGCCAAAAAAGCGGCATTCCCGTCATGGGCGAAACGCAGTTCTTAAAATAGGGGAGATCTAGCACAAATTGCATTATAACGTTTGCATCAAAGAGCACCCTTTCGTGTTGCGCGAGACACCGGAAAATATCTGAGATCCCGCCAGATTCTAATCGCCCAGGTAAAACATTCGGTGTAATCCCTAAGGACTGAAGGTGGCGAATTAACGGCAACGACTGAAGCGCATTTCCGATTCCGCCATGAATCTTAACGCCGACGACTGGAGCGGGCATCCTTTTCTTTCTTTCGGTGAATGATTACGTGTGGTTCGCTGAACGCCGTAACTTCAATCATATTCCCATCTGGGAGGGTAAACAGCCTTTTGGCTTTGGGATCAACCTGAATCAGAACCCCGTTTTCTTTTAAGCGGGCTGTCGCCTCATTCACAAGAGACTTCGCAGCCTTCCGTGATAGCATACAAATTGTTGTGTTCAAAACTACGCAGTCGAAAGGCCCCTCTGGCAAATCAGACGGTTTCCGAACCGGAAGAAGCGCATCGTTACCTTCGACCATCGCTTCCGAAAATTCCACGCCAGCATAATCATATTTTAGCGAATCACACAGTTTTTGAAGCCGACCGCCACGAGCCCCAACTTCAAGAATCCTACCCTTCGGGATTATACCCTTCAATGCCCGCAGAATTTCCTCAGGTTCTCCTCGAATTGAAATGTGCCACCCCTTAGTTGTCTTTGCTCTTTCTTCAAGGTATTCCCAAAGTTCTTTGAACGAAAGATTTTTCATCATATCGAACGCTCCTTCTCTTTTTCTTTCAGTTTCTCAACCAGCATCGGCAGCACGTCGAGCGCGACCTTTTTGAGCCGGCCCCGGAAGGCGGCATAGGCGAGCGCGCCGACGAGCGGTAGCCAGTTCGAGATGATTTGGACGACCCAGTGCTCCGCGCCGACCTTGAACACGGACATCACCACGCCAGCGACGGCGGCAGCGGCCACAGCCCAAAACTCTGTGGACTTCGCGCCGCTGCGGGTAGCCAGTTTCTTGGCCTTTTCCGCAGCCTCTTCCAGACTCATCTTGTCACTCACCCTTGTTCTCCTCAAAAGGTTTAAGCCAGTTATCAAGTGTCTTTCGCAGGTCATCGTAGATAGATCTCGCTTCTGGCTTATCGAACGTTACCCCCTGCTCCATCGCTTTGTAGCAGTCGCGGAAGTCTCGCAGGTCGTTAACAGGTATCATCGCCCTGTTGCAGCTGGCGCTTACGGTCACGAGCAGGAACAGAATGAGAATGATGCCGATTCGTGCTCCTCTACCCACGGCCGCGCCCTCCGCCACGGCCTCCGCCACGACCGTGTCCCGGACCGCCTTTCTTACAGGGCCCTGTGTTCCGACCCCGACGCCCGCCGCCAGGCATCCCGCGTCCTTTGCCCCGTCCGTCGCGGGGCGGGTTGAGATTTCTCACCATCGTCCTTCCTCCTACTTCAAAAGAGACAACACCACACCAAATATAGCCGATACAGCCGCGCTTGTCAAGACCACGAGTATCGCTACCTTGCCGGTCAGGCGCCCCTGCCGCTCCGAAAGAGTCCAGACGCGGCCGTTCTGCTTGTCAAGCCAGCCTTCAAGATTGCCGAGTTTGGCCTCAACCTTGCCCATGCGCTCGGAAAGGTCGCCGACCTTGTCCTCGACCTTCCCCATGCGGTCAAGCAACTCGCGTGCCCATTCAGGAATACTCACGATGCTCCTCCTCCAGAAGCCCAAGTTTATCAAGCAATTCAAAAATGCTCTTTTCGTTTTTGGCTACGCGCTCAGCGCCCTTTCTCCGACGGATAACTGCCAGCGCCTCGTCGTGCGTCATCCCTTTCTCACGAAACACCACATAGGTCGCCGCCAACTCCAGAACTTCGAGGTCGGATTGTGCTGTCAATCGAATCGCGTCTCCGAATTGCTCCTCCACTTCTTTCAGCGCTGCTTTCGGCTTTGCCTTGATGACATAACAGGGTCTATCTTCCGCTGGACGAGGAGGATGCCCTTCTGCAAGTCCCATATGTTCAAGCAGCCCGATTTCTGCTTGAAGTCCCTCACTATAGGGTCTGTGAAAATGCGTTGTGTAGTCGTAGTCGGTTGAAAGACCTGCGCTTTGTAGGAGCAGGACTGTATTTTGAAGGCGGCCTTGACAAACAACCCGTCTATCGGGATGCGCGGCGACAACGGCCGCCAGCAGTCTAAACCTTTCCGGTGCCATAGTCCTTTTCCTCCTCATCCAGGATGAACCCGCAGACGCGACACCGCAGCCGCGTCCCGTCCTTGTTCATAACGTAGAACCGCCTCGGCGACCTGCATCGCGGACACGTGCGGAAAGTGTGCGCCCAGATGTATTCGCCGCAATCTTCACAGTAAGCGACGTGGTGCCCGGATGCGTTGAACCGCCGCGCCCCTTTGCACACCGGACACCACGCCATAAACTTCTTCGCCATCACTGCTCCGCCAGAATGAACCAGTTGCTGCCGTCACAGGCTATAGTTACGCGGTCATACGTGGCCGCCGATAAGGTATAAGTCGCGTCCCCATTGATGGTCTCCGTTCCTTCTCCATCCAGAATCCAATTGTTCGCGCCTACCTGCGGAGACCTTACCACAAACCGTAAAATCCGCCCCTTGTTGTCCGCTGCTGTGGGGAGCGTGATAGTACTATCTGTATCCCCTGGATTGTCCAGGAAAAATAAGTCCGGGTCGCTATCGGTGATGGTGTAATCTCCGAGTGAAAGCGTCTTCACCTCTCGCGTAACGGCGTGGCCGAAGTCAACCACGCTCCCGAAACTCACACCCGCGCCAGGGGTCTTTTCGCCAATCGTATCAACCTTGATGTTGTCGCCTTCAAGTCCCGTGAGGTCGAGTTCATCCGCGCCCCCGTTTTGGTGGCGAGAGGCATGAGCGCTTATGTCCACCCCATCAACTTGGCCATCCTTTATCAACACCCCGTCAACCGTCACGCCCGTATCGGAAGTGTATTCCTCAATCGTGTCCATCTTCGCGCCGTTCACCATACGGACCACGCCGTCGCTTCTGTAAATGTGAATCGGGTTGTCAATATACGAGCCGCTGTCGTCATACCGCCGGACTTGAAAATTGCTCCCCGCGTTCCCGCCCGATTCGGATGCGGAGTCGGCGGTGATTACCCAGCGCATACTCCCGCCGGTTTGATACTCGACGCTGCGCCATGTGCCCGCTGCGTTGTTGACCTCGACTTTCTCGCCTTCCGCGGTCTCGAAATATCCGTCCACGGCGTAGATTGCCGCGAACTGCTTGCTTGACGAGCCGAGATTGCGTGTGTCATCCGCATCGGGAATGATATCGCCATCTACCGTGAAACCACTACGCCTCACGGTCATCGGTTATGACCTCCACCTTCGCGGCAAGCGCATTGACAATCGCGCTCATCACCTTCTCCGGCAAATGGACTTCGACACCTTCTCCGCCCGCAAGCCAGATAACCGCACGCCCATCAGGGAATACTTCAAGCCGCTCGACCGGCACCTCACGCTTCACTCTCATATCAGAACCTCCTTCCAGCATGTGCTCCAGTTTGTGTTCGCACCGGCGGCGATATAGACGGGGGTCGTAGCGGCAGAGAAGTCACAGCCGAATACCTTGGCGAAGTCTATGTCGCTCGCAACGTTGATGTAAAGCCCGTAATCCGGCGTGACGATAGACGTTCCTGCTTCGTCGCCTGTGAGATGCTCTATGTTTTCAAGGACGATGCCGTCAATGTAGCCGAGGTTGTTGATGCCGCCACAGGCGACCATTTTGCCCGAGCAGTTATTGATTCTGACGTTCGTTATGCGGGGGGCGTGAAGGCGACGCAGGTCAGTACCGCTACCGGTGGTCCGCAACCACACTGCATTTGTCGGCCTGACGATAATGCCGTTTGTGAAAAGGCTACCCGGATACCGAGCGCTTTCGCCTGACTGCGAATAAACCAGAATACCAGTGCTGCAATCGACGGTTTCAAACATGTTGACGGTTGTAGCGAATTGATTGCTGAAGTAAAAACCGATACCGCAACTTCGCGCCGTTATCGAAGTAAACAGGGAATGATATCCGCCGCCGTAAAAGCCTGCATACGAGCAACTTTTACAAAGGATATTGCGCAAAAACATGCTGGTGTACTTATACTTGTTGCCCGCCCACACTATTCCCGAATGAAAGTCGGTGATTATCAAGTTCTCAAGTTGGACCGCAAACAACTTCGTTGAGCCGACATATTTGATGCTGAATCCATAGCATCCCCACGTCGGGCTTCCCGCAACCGAATCGTCATATTGCAGCGTGAAATTATGGGCCTTAAATAGACAATCAACAGCACTCCAGCCAAAAGCGGCCTTGTTATTTGCCGAAGGTTTGAAGTTGAGAATGGTCTTATGTTTGTTTTCGCCTTCGATTTCTACGCCGTCGGGCGGGTTGATAGTATCGGTAAAGGTATGGGTGCCGCTCAAGATATACACCTTTGAGCCTGCGGGCGCGGCTTCGATTATGGACTTGATGTCATCGCCTTCTTCCACGTAGATTGTGTGTTTATTGCCCGCCGAATCCTTGACGCCACCTGGTTCCTTGAGAAAGTTTCCGTTCATGGGAAGATCGGCAACTAGCGAATGATGTCCTGTTGGTAGATGTTCAACCGGCCAAGCAACTTGCGGCATCAATCTACCTCCATTAACTCGTTACCATCGGTGATGGTCGCCAGCAGAAAAGATACACGTTATGGCTTTCCCCGTCAATCAAAATTTGAGTCTCGAAATCTAATTGGAAACCGTAAGCCTTTAGCATTTTTACAAGACCCGGCCTACTTTTAACAAACTTCCGGTTCACGGCCGCATTGTCAACCACAAACAAAAACCCATTGTCTTTCAAGACTCTTACTATTTCAAGAATTGAGATGCGCAGCTCTGAGTCATCTACAATATGCTGAAAAACAAAAATTGCTAGAACCAAAGAAAACACTCCATCTTTATACGGCAAATCATCTCCATCGTAGATAGAAATTTTTGGGTTGCCTGAAAGTTTTGCTGCTGCCTCGCAAATATCAATGCCAACCCAGTCAAATGGGAAGGAGAAAAATTCACAAAACCGTCCCCACCCGCATCCGAAGTCAAGAACGCGATACGGTGCATCAAGTTCGGCGGCCACCCTATCTTTCGCAGACCTCAAAAATGGCAGAATTAGAGACGTTTGGCGATTTAAGTCGTCCATACTGCGGTATTTATTATTCCCAACGTAAAGAAAGCCCTGGCGCTTTACTCTTTCTGCCCAGTAGTCCTTCATGATGGTGCTCCTCCTATGGAAATCATTTCATCCAATCCATAAACCGGCTTGACTCCCAATACGATTACATCGCCGGTATATGTATCTGAAGCATGACTTGGTCTTGAAATATCAATTGCCGAAAGAGACCAGGCGTCGAAGCCATCCGGGAATACCACCAAGGTTCTTTTTTGGAGCACTCCTGCATCGCCGTCTATCGAAAGGGAAACCGTTAGGGTAGATGGAATGGGATCAGTTACGGAGTCGCCTTGGGAATGCGAAACGTAATCAAACTGAAACACAGCGTTTTTGTCGCTCGCGGTATCCGTAAAAACATACTCAAAAAGCAACCCAAACTTTACAGGCTCCCCATTTTGCTCGGGACGGTTCATTACATTTAGTTCAAGCCTGGCCTTTTTGTCCGATCCCTGCGGGAAAACAAGCCCCGTGACTCTACCAACAGAAGTAACATCAGGATACAAATCACTCCCGGCGCGTTGCCAGGAACTCTTCGGTCCTCCAGTCAGAATTCTCAATGGAAGCCGCACATAGGGATACCAAAACCCGCCAATTTTATGCGAGTGGCCGCAGCCTGCTTTGTCAACATTTGGTGTCCACCAAAAATGACCATACAAAATCATAAACTCGTTGGAACCATACCCGGCTGGATCTTGTCCTATTGGTTCGCGGGAGAGCAACGGGCCAATTTTCGAAAGCGAGTGAATGTGCCAGTCTGGGCGCGCAAGAACAACCTCAGCGGCAATAACATCCTCATCTTCATTCGGATCATACATGCCGAGTATCCCGAAGTGCTGCGCATTCAGAAGTCGGCGCTCCTCCGATGAGCGGTCAGGTGCCAGAACCTGCTTTTCTGCAAACTCATCTCTTCCATCTGCAAAATCACTTGCCGCATCGTGGGAAAACAACGTTAGATCGTGGTCTTTTCTTTTTTCGCCCCAGTCACGAGCAATCCGGCGCTTTAACGGGAGAAGCGGCATCCCCGCTTTATGAGGCGAAGAGATCTCGATTGACGTAGACGTTTCGCCCTTTGCCCGCCATGTTATGCTCGATTGAGGATAGATCGAACTCGCATCAAGAGAAATCGTCCCCACCCTAGTCGAGATCCGCTGACTCCTTCCTTCAACCGCAGCATCCCAAATTTGGGGCGCAAACTCATCAACTAGATTGCAAAGCTCCTCGCGATTTACGCTTTCTCCAAGCCTGATATACTCCCTGAGCTCCTCAATTCTTACAAACTTGGCCAATCCCTTTATCGGGTACATAAACCTATCTTTATTAGGCCGCTTGACCTCATGAATGAAAAAGTTGAGGACGCCAAGCCGTTCATCATGCGACTCAAATGCAAATAATAGCGACATAGGCTGGATGAATGGCATGAACGGCGAGTGTTCAGAAAGACCTGGGTTCGGAATTCGAAGACCGCGCGTACGGTTCGCAAATGCGATTACTCCCTTCTGTGCATCCAACACCATCGGTTGCTCAAGCGTGAATCCCTGTTTTCTCAACAAAGATGGAGCAACATACCCTAATGACGCAACCGTCTTAAACGTTTTTGCCCAAGACTCGCAAAATCTGGGCTCGTACCATCCAAGTTGACCGGAAAGATGTTTTGACCACTCAGGAAGCCAGGCCAACATTCGCACTTTTTGCCGCGCAGAACCGTAACCATGCTTACCCGCCCTTGATCCTTTTGAATCGCCAAAAAGATTTATGAGACCATCTTTGCCCTCTTCTTTCTCCTTGCTAGAAAAAACCCATATCGGAGAAAGAAAATCTCGAAGCGGGAGAAACTGCTCTGAGTCAAGTTCCGTGGTACCGCTCGGAACATCTCCTGCAAAATCCGAGATGATTTTTTTCTGTTCGGCATCCCAATTATATTCCACTCTTATTGGCCCTTTTAACCACCAAGCCTTAAAAGCATTTGCATGAAGTAAAGATGCTTTTGTTTGCTTGCAATCAACCGGAAGCCCGAGTTTCAAAAGCGTTTCTACAAATTCAACCTCTTCCGGATACAAAACTTCTGGCAGTGCTGCATTAGGAGGATCATGCGGGATATTGTCCTGCAGCGTTTTGATGCTTTCTTGCGATCCCATCCAAAGACAAAACCCGCCTATATCTATATCCCACTGGTCCAAAATATCCCAAAGAATGCGCCAGCGACCAGAAAGATCTGGAATTGCTGGCCAAATAGGATAATCAACCGTCCCGGCTAACTCGTTGAACTTTCTCGCAATAAACTTTGCGATTGCGTCATTCGCAGTTGCAAGTGAAGTGCTAGCCCCAATTTCTTCTATAAAATCTGAAACTGTCTGTTGGTACGATTTTGATTGTGGAAGCATTGCCTCAACAAGTTCCATTCTTACGGATTTCGCACCAATTACAAACACCTTTTCGGGGACGGCCCCCTTGAAAAGCCCCACCCGCGGGCTTTTCTCGTCTTCAATTCCTGAAACTCTAACATCAACTTGTTTGGGCTGCGGAACTATAAATATATCACCAGCATCATCTATAGAAAGTTCATAACCTATTTCTCTTAGCAACTCATTAAGAACCGCCCTCCTAGAAGTGCCCCACCACTTTTTATTCCAAGGAAAGTTTCCCAATGCCGTTTCCTTACTTTCAAAAGCAACGTCAATCACATCTCCAGTAAGATGCGAGCCTAATTGGGGCTCCGCCACCACCGCCCTCGTCCTTGTCTCCGATTTTCCTTTTGTAAGGAAAATCACTTTGCAATCGACATTCTCTCGCCCGCCTTCAAATGAGACTAACAAGCTTTTGAGAACTAACGAAATCAATTCCCCGTATAACCAAGGAGTTCCGTCCTTCTTTAATGAATGCCTTTTGAATATCGGCTTTCCGTCGAACGCAAAGTCTTGGATTATATTGAACTCCCCAAAAACGCCACCAAAATTGAGTATCCATCGAAAGTCCTCAAACTCTACTTTATAAGCAAGCATCCCAGCTGGGACCTTCTTCGACAAGCGCGGCATGACTTCTTCGTAACGAACTACTTTCAGTTTTCTAATTTTTCTTTTCACAGTAGAGTTCAATTCAAGATCTTCTTCAAGCAGGTCAAACTCAATGAACGGACGGGTTTTTAAGGCAGTTGCGATACCCGGGGGACCAAGAATAATGGTGCTTCCCTTCGAAGGGGAAACCCCCGACTGTCTTGTCATCGTAAACTCAACTACCTCGAACTCTTTTTGCGAAAGCAATTTTTGAGGGGGCGGTACAGCAGCGGTATTCTGTCCTCCAGAACCGCCAACAGTAACTCGCGTATGAAATTTCCCACTGCGGATACGCTCCCTTGGAGATGGTCCGAACTTTCCTCCTTTTATAACATTAAGATCAACTAGCCTGGCAACGCCCGAAAATACCTTGGTCACGGCGATACCCCCAGTGCGGCAAATATCTTGGATGTAATCCCCGAAAGGCTCACACTTCTAGACGACTCTGGAACGACCAACTCACCGTCGGCCGAGTAGGCCCAAGAATAGGTGCCATCATTAAAAATCTTTGCAACGCCCTTTCGGACACGCCGCCTTGACCACCAAAGCCCCGTCTCTATCCTTGGGAACAAAAGGTTCTCATTCGGAATCTGAGATAGGCTTTCAACTCGAATCGAAACCGCAATCCGCTTTGCGTTGTTGCCGGAAAAGAACAGAATGGGGTACCGCCCGTATGCTCTCTTAAATTCAGACACAGATGGCAAGGATTCTTGTAAATCAAGTGAAAACGAAAGGGAGACCCACTTCGCATCAGATTTCAAAACCGAATACGACAAATCAAGCGAAAGGTTCCTTGATTCAGAATCCCACGATGCACGCCTATCAATATCAAACGCAGAAGATGGAACTAGCGCTTCCTCAATTTTTACCGCAACATCTTTTGCTTCGGGAGGAAGCGAATCCAAAAACTCGGTTGGTGTAACATCAGGTTCAGAACTTATCATTCCCACACGAACAGCACCGCCACTCCGCTTAAACTTTCCCAACTCGCTTGACCATCTGACCGCACCACCTTTTGCCTTCGGAACACCACATGAAATCTTTATCTCAAATCGCTTAAAAAAAGGCGCAAACGACCTGTTACAGGAAAATTGCAATCCGACTACATCCATATCCTCATCAAGAACAAAACGCCTCTCCTTCCATGAATAAGAATATGAGCACTTGCGTTTTCCTTCACTCCACGTTGTTCTTAGCCCCTTAGATTCGAATCTGCGCTTACTCGGTGACATACGCGGCAACGGGCCATGATTCGGTTCTTCAGAATACTCTACCTCCCCACTTTCCGTAATCGCCATAAATCCCAATTCGTCGATCTGGATTTCGACGCGCCAGTTCCTTCTGGCTTCTCCAGTTGCAAGATCACTATACCGAGGAAGTGCCGAAACGGTAAACGAGTAACGTATATTTGTTGCCCAAGCTGCATCAGCGCCAGAGCTCGGCAGGCTTACGGCCCCGATTCTTGGGCGAACAAGACAGTCAGCATCGCGCCTCGAAATGAAAGAGATCAAAGATCCACCAATATCTTTATAAATCGTGAAGCCATCAAAGGTTTCAGGATGAAGAATTGCAAGGATGTTTTCCCACCGGGTTTTTGCATCATCATTGCCGGAACACGGTTCGAGCCCTTCAAACTCCCAGTTCTCACGCCAAACTTTTTTGTCATCAACAATTTCCATCTCCTCAGAAACTTTGAAGCGTGGAGGAGCCTGAAATTCATACGAACTTGAATTGCTAAAAATCTTCATCACAAAAGCCACAGTCACGCCTCCTCTCTCATAGTCGCAATCACATTATATTCTTTTTTGAGCGCAGATATTATAGTTTCATAGACCCGCTCCTCTTCTTCTTTACCGCCCCCTTTATGAGTGATTTCAACCCCAATCTTTCTACGATACTCAGCCCACCTCCGTTCTCTTTCAGCAGCAATTCTTTCAAGTCTTTCTTGTCGGTCTAGCGCTCTTTCTCGCGCAATTTCAGCCTCCCTTTGGGCGGCTTCTTCGGAACTACCACGGAGGTATCCATATATCCCTCCGCCAATAGCGCCAACAACTGCCCCTACTGGTCCACCAGTTGCAAACCCCACCCCCGCACCTGTGGCCGCTCCCGTACCCATTTGCCACCATTTCCCTCCGCCAAAAGCTCCGGCTACTTCTGCGCCCGCTATCCCCGCGCCAACCGGCAGTAACGCTTTCCCAAAAATCCACTTTGCGCCACCAAGGAAACCAGCACCGCCAAAGAGACCGGCGCCTTTCCCCGCAGCCGCACCACCGAAAAGACCACCTTTCCCTAAAATTGCGGAGATCATTGTCAACTGCCAGCCAAGTTTTACCAGTGATGTAAAGGGCGTGAGTACAGCAGCCACGCCAAGTTTTAATGTTGCAAATACCTGCACCATTTTCGCCACTGTTTTCTCAAAACTTTCTCCACCACCAATAGCCTTCATAATTTCGTTAATGATTTTGATGATTATTGCGGATACCTTTGAAAGGCCGATGAGAATTCCAGAAACCACTGCCCCAATTGTTTCGCCAACACCTTTTCCCTTCCCTATAGCCATTCCAAAAGCATCCATTAGGATTCTAGCACTTTCCTTGATTCCACGACCAATATATTTTATGAATCCCATTATTTCCCCGGCGATCCACTCTATCGTCTTTGGCAATCCACCCCCAATACCCTTAAAAAGGTTTTCGATCCCAAACTCTTTTGCAATCATTGTCCCAATGCGCTTCCCAGTTTGTAATAGGGAATCTGCAATGCTTGTAGTGGTTTTGGTAAATTCGTTCCCAAATGTACCCAACCCCTCAAGTACACCGCTTCTAAATATTAACCAGAGATTGTTAAGGACATCGAAGATGCCGGCAAATTGGGAAGTAACCTGAGCAGCTTTTTCTTCAAGTCTAGCATTCTCTTCTAGTTTCCGAATATTCTCTTCGAGGATTTCTTTGCGTTTTCTAGCCAAAAGGGTCGCGACTTGAACGCCCCTCAAGCCAAAAAGTACTTTGAATGCATATCGCTCTTGAACCGTAATCCCGTCCCGAACGACCTTGTTTAATTCTTCAAGCGCAACCCTAAAAAATGATGGACCTTTCCCTGCATTTTCAATCGCACTAGCAAGGCGTTTCCACTGAACACCAGATGCTTCTAACACTCCAATTGCATCCTTGGCATTCATCTGCTCACCAACAGCTCTTGCCGTCGCCTGTACTAGCCCCTGAATAACCCTGCGGAGACCGGTCCCGATTCTTCCTGCACGAACGCCAGCATCACGAAGCGCCATCATTGCGGCCAACGTTTCGTTCAGCGATATTCCAAGATCCCCAGCCGAACTCGCAACATATCCCAATGCAGTGTTGAGATCGTTGATCCCAAGGTTAGACTTTGCAACTGCATTTTGAAGCGAGTTAACGATCCTCGTTGCATCCTCACCCTTTAAGTTCCACGCATGTATGACTGTAATCAACTGACCGATTACGCCCTGAAGTTCAGAGCCGTGAATCGTGGCGTAAGACAGTGAAGCCGTAAGCATATTTTGAGATTCTTGCGCGGAAAACCCAGCCTTCGTTAGCGTGTAATATCCTTCAGAAATCTGGCGGAGAGGAACCGCAAACTTGCCACCAAGACGCGAAACATAAGAAAGGTGGGTTCCCCAATCCTTGAACGCCCCGGTTGCCATTATAGTAGCGGCCTGAACCTTGCGGATGACAGCAGCAGCTGGCCTAAAAAATCTGTCCATCGAGTACCAGAACAACAATGCGGAGAACATCCACCTTCTGACTTCCATATGTAGGTTATGGAGAATTTTCAAAGGCGCGAAAAGAGATTCGCCGATAACCCGTCCCGCGCGGGTAAAAGATGAAGAAACTTGCGAAACTAAAGATGCGACGCGCCGAAGGTGCCCCCCTGTCTTGCTCCATCTCGACTCTGCCTTTTCTCCCGCCTCTTCCGCACCAGCCCCAGCTATATCGTTCGGTACCAAACCGCCGTATATTCTTTTAACAACTGGGATGGCTGGCCGGGGGAGTTTTCGAATTTTCGCCTGTTCCGATATCCGATGAACATCACTAATAATTGCTCTACAAAAAGCAGCCATTTCAGCCTGGATTTTGTGCGCGTTTGCTGTCCAATTTCCCCGATAACGCCTCAATGCCCCGACTAGTCTTTTAAGAATTGCCCTGTGTTCCGGCGTTGCTCTTTTAAGGATAGGGATTAAGCGGTTTATTTCGCGAGTGAATAGCTGACTAAGATCTTTTCCTATACCAGCATATCTCTTCATAAAGCTAGCGACTCTTCTAGTAGCAACGCGGGGATCAAGTTTTGGAAGTTTCGCAATCAAGCGATAAAAATCACGGGAAAACCTGGATGCGACCTGCTGGATTTGAGTCAACCCCTCTAGTCGCATTCCAGTTTGCTGCCGAACTTGCGCTATCAAGCCCCCAAAACCTTTCGCAATAGTTTCTTCTCTGGGAAAAGTTGGGACTCCTTTCAGCGCTGGTTTTCCACCAATACCCCCCGGCGTTAACTGTCTCAGAAGCATTGAAACTTCACTTTTCAACAGCGTTGTTGTTGGTGCACGGACTGTAACATCTCTTGGAACCGCTGCTCCGGGTGCGAGTATAAGAGATCGGACCTGGGAGGCAAGACTTCCAAGATAGCCAACAACGCCCGAAAGCCCCCCCGTTTCTATGCGCAATCTTGACTCAGGCATACTAAATTCCTCAGTAACCTCTCAATATCTTTTAGGCGGGAATAGGATATGTCAAGTCAAGTCTAGTAGATTGGATAGCGTTGAAGTCTCATCTGGCCTTGAGATTCTTTTAAAAGCGCACCAGACAGTTTCTGCCTCAACTCCAAAACCCGCATCAAAACGAAGAAGAACTCAAGGTCTTGAGAAAGCAAACCGCCTGGTTTCGGCAAACACTTAATCTCTATGCAGACTTGAGCAAGTTGGATGTTGAAGAGGATAGATTTTGGCAGCCGATTGATCCGCGCTCGCGGACAATCCCACTGAAATCCATCTGGCTTGTCGCAATCAGGTCGGCCCGGAATGCCCTGAAATTTCTCTCTACATGCACTACATGTTGGGATTTTCCGAACTGCCAATTCCTGTACCGCTCGCTCCCACTCCGCCAATTTTCTCAAGGGTTCTTCGAAAAAAAACGTCTGTAATTTTTTCCGCTATGATTCGAGCTGCAGCAAGCGGAAGCCGGTTAAAGTTTTCTCGTGTGAACGGAACCTCTGCTCCCTCTGAATCCACGACACCTTCCCATCCTTCAACATGGGAAAGAATAACCATGGTATTTCGCGTTGTATTCCCTTCAGCCCTCACGTATGCCTCCAGATCGCTAACTTCAGGCCGCTTGACGAAAAGCACAATCTTTTCCTCTTTCCCCTCATCATCCTCTATTTCAACTTCGATCCGCCTGACCCCGGGCTTGTAAACGAACGCCATTCTGAAACCTCCACTTAATAACCTGCCTAAAGTTTACGAGCAAAAACAGACTTGTCAAACGAAAATCAGTAGTTCAATCGCAACTTACGCAAGATAAACGCGTGTTTCATAACCAAGCGTAGTATCAACAAGAGCATTACAGGCAAGTTTTGTAAAGAGTAGATTTCTGTCTTCAGAATCATCGTGACGTGACGGATTGACGCGAAGTTGCGGGAGTTCGATCACAATCTTCTCAGTCGAGTCTTGATTTTTCATCTCAAGAACGACATTGTATTCGTGCCCGCTCTTTATATTATCCCAAATCGTGCCCGATGCTTCCACGGAAAATTCAACTGAGACTGCAAGCTTCCCTTGCGTTAGTGCAGCTGGATACTGTGAGCCAGACCGAAGATCTGTATCGGGAACACCGGTTTCCGCCCGGAAAGTTACATCTGTCACGTGAACTTCGGAAGAGTCGAGTATAACCTTCAAGTTGTGAAGCGGAAAAAGCTTTATTGGATTATTAAATGAAGGAGTCGGAGTGGGAGATGGAGTGACAACAGAATACCCAGAAAGGTCAATATTTGCAGTCAAGACATTAGAACTATATAGCATTTCCAGGCTCTTGACGAAACATCCGATTCCAGCCCGCCAAATACCACCCTTTTCGAATGTAACAGAAAGCGGATAAGCAGCGCTACCAGCATCACCAGGAGCTCCATCGAAGCGTTCATAATACGCGGTATCACTTAACTTAGCAAAAACATGAGGAAGCAAAAGCCTTGCGATCCCCATCGTTATATAGGCGTCACGGACGCTCCCCGTTGTCGTAAAGCCTCCAAGTGGCTGTAGATATTCTGCGCGATCCCCGCGAGTATCGGGAACATCAACAATAGCAGGTTCCTGTTGAAAATCGGCTTCCGTCATGCCAGGAAACCAAACAGTCGGGTCAGTAGAAGAGGCCGGGGGCCACCCCCCGGTTTCGAACGCTATTCCGCAGACCTTTTTCCAATCTTCCGCCATTCTTCTATCTCCTCATTTTTCGAAAGGAGTCAATACATAAGTTACTGTTAATTGAATTCCGGTCAAGAATCTTTCTTGAATCCCAAACTCAACTGCCGAATCCCTAATTCCAATATCTCCATCAATTCCTACCACAAGACCACCAAGAGACGGATCGCTTTGAATCTTCTCCGCGATTGTAGCAGCCGCATCCCATGCTTGGTGCCGCCTATCACCAGGAGGAACTTCAGAGTAAAAGTAGTTGATGACAAAATCAAGGCTGTAAATCACAGTAGCATTTGTCAGCCTTCCCAGTTGTGCGCTAGCAGCAGCGATAAAGACAACAGGGAGAAGGTTCCATCCCTTCTCTGAAGGTTCAGTATCTACAAAATGCGGACTTCCTATATCTCCAGAAATGCCCTGCAATAGAGTTTTTAGGGCGTCCCTAACTTCCTGAATTTTGGAAGAAAGCGCCATTTCACGCCTCCGATTGTGCTACAGCCGCTTGAAAGGAGTAAGCCGCTTTCAAAATTTCCTTCGCACCAGCCTCGAATGCCCCCGGCCGTCCCGGCGGACCTTTCCCAACTTTGCGCATTCGCTCTGCAATCGCCAATATCCGTTTCTCGGCAAGCGAAATCTGACGCTCGACGCGAAACCCCTGCTGCGTTAATTTAACATACAATCTCTGCATGAAACGATTGAAGCCCATTTTTGTTCTACTAACAGATTCTCGCACTTTCGGTGCAATAACCGAGAGAAACACCTTTGCGGCCAGGTCAGTTGACTCCTCATAATCCCTGGTTGTAAAAATGGTGAACGGTCTTGGCGGCTGCGGCCCACTCCTTTCAGATGCCCTTCTTCCACTATGGAACCACACAAGTTTCTGCTCCCATTTTCTTTCAGCCTTCAAGCGATGGACCACAGAAATTGAAAGTAACCAACGACCCTTCCCCATTTGAGAACGAGGGATAACGCCAATCAGGCTTAACGGTCCCATTTTTGCATGGAGTCTGGGCGGAACCCCACCAGAACGCCCTACTCGTGGCACTGGCTTATCAAGCTGCGCAATCAACGCATTTAGCCGGCGGACACTCCATCCGCCTTTAGACCGAACCATGTCTACTGCACTTTCAAGATTGGCGATTGCAAAATCACGGGAAGGGGCGCCAGAAACGGCCTGCTCGATAACCCCGGCAAGCCGCCTGAACGCCTGACCCCGCCTCTCTGCTATCCTAGCCCACCTTCTTATCCGCTTAAGCATTTGACCATCGTCAACTCCGAAGCGGTCATGTCCTTTTCTGTCCGTGGTTTTTTTCGAAAGTTTTGGCCACGGACCATGCGGTTCGAGATCGTTCGCCCTAGGGCCGCCGATCATGAACGACTCGTAAATGTTCTGCCAGGATCTCTTCGCCATAATCGAAAAAACAGTAGCATAGAAACTCGGAAGCGCGCCCATCAAAGTTTCTCGCGTTTCTGCGTCTAGCTTCCTAATAAGATATCCAAGCCCGATAGTCCCCGCCAAAACGCTAAACGATACCGGCTTTAACCTTCTCTGTCTTGTTCTCATCCTTTTCATCTCATCCGCTGCAAGTAACGACGCCTTTTGCAACACCATAGCGCATTGCCGCGTTATGAGATTTGCCGCATCGCTAATTACCCAAGCTATTGCTTGTTGAAATGCTTTCAATTGTCGAGTTCCGATGAAATCTTATCAAGAAACTCACGCCTACGAACTGCATGATACGTTACATACAACTGCTGTCCTATCGTTATCGAACCGCCGCTTATAACCCGCATACGTCCATCCGCATACCAGATATGATAATCGGTTCCTCTTTTGAAAACAGTTCCTCCACCACGCTTTGCCGTTCTAACCTCTTCTGATCCCTCTATAATCGGAACTGTTCCCAGGAAAGAGTCATGGTCAGAGTAAAAAATGATTGACTCGTCTTGAATCCTTACGAAATCCTCACAAATCTCCTCCGGCGAAACCACCTCTGTTGATGTCTCCGGTTCAAGAGAAGAAACAAAATCGGGATCCTCAAGCTTCTCAAAAGCCCACAAACGCCAAGCACTAACTTGTTCAGGAATTCCGCGTTCAAACTGCCCTGCGGATGACCAAACCTCCATATAGACATGCCAGGCTGCTAGCTTGTTGTTAATCTCTTTTAAGATATAGTTCGCCACTGGCTGAAACCCGATCTTTGAGATTATCTCTTCAGCAGTAACATTAAGCAGGTGTTCGACTCTCGACTCCGCAATATCCTCCGGCACTCGGATAAAGGACTCTCCTCCTCCAGTCGGAGGAGAACTGCGCAAAACTGCTTTCACGCCATCAACAGAACCGAAAGGAAGGGCCATCAATCTTCTCCTCTATCCACGTGTCGCATACGATTCAGGTATGTTGGGACTATCTGAATCTGGCAGCGGAGTGCTCATTGCCCATCCAAAAAGCCTGTTATACTCACTCAATGTTGATGTAAAGGAAAGCCGGATCTTGTCTCCTTCCTTGAAAACATGGAGGTCGACCTGAAAGTTAATATCGCTTGGCGGCACCGAAAGCACAACAACCGTTCCAGTAAGTCCCGAATTATTAACTTCTTCAATATCAAAAGTTCCACTTCCAGTTATTTCCTCACTTTCGGCAACCTCATCCGTACTTTGCTTTGCCGCGGAAGAGTAAAAATGAAACTTAGAGTCCGAGGTTGTAAACTTTGCATGGAGGATCCCGCCGTCTGTATTAGCCGATGTTTCTCCGCTAAAACTCCATTGTGACACATCCACATAAACATCATCTATTGTGTCCGTAATCGCCCTAAGGATGCGCATATTCAACCCAAGCGCCGGTGACTTCCAGTGCTTCTTCACAACCAGGTCGCTCTCAGGATAAACAATTGTGTCATCTGGAAGGCGTCCTTTAACCTCGAACGTTTCAGATCCGATCGTTTCATCTGTACATTCAAGCGTTGCTTCAGCAAGGCGGCAATGAGCAAGGGGGTCAAGAGTTGCATCAATCTCACCCTCGCCAGTGTTGTCATCATCAAACTCACTACTAACCGAAAAACCCGCTTCCGTAACTGAAACGCCAACATCATCCATCGAGTCTGCGAAATCGCCTGCAAGCCCCTCGTAAGAAATAGTTGTGTCACCGCTTGCATCAGTATCAACATCTTGAGACGTTATCGTAGACTCGGTGGAGCCGACCAATTTTGCCCAAGCATCAGTAAGGAATTTGTCAAAAGAGCTTTCAACTTTCGACAACGCTGATTCCATTTGGGCCTTCAGTTTATCTAAAAGATCAAACACAAAACGCTGGTAAGCTTCTTGCCATTCCTCGCCTTCCTCTGGAGATAACCACTTAAGTACCAACCGAAAATCGGGAATGATTTTGAGATAAATATCAGTCGAATCATTGGAATAATCAAGATTAACTAAACCCGAAAGACCCGAGTCATTTTGTTCAGATAGCGAAACCGTCCCAGTTGAAGATCCGGTTGTCCCCTCAGCTACTTTTTCTGTTCTTCCAGAATCCTTGAAAAGAGATACAGTATATGTGTCTACCCCATTATAATCAAGCGAGACATAAATTAGCCCATCTACATCCGTATTGGTTTCGAACTCTACGCCGGATAGCGACCATGAAGACAGCTGGCTATCTACGTCTCCAAACTCTTCAATCGAGAAAGAGTAGTCCCTTATCTTATCTCGAAGCGTCTCTATGTCCTTATAAATCCTATGAAGAAGACCTAGTCGCTTAAAAAGCTTTTTGAAATCCTTGAGAGCAAGCCCATATTCCATCACATTTCTCCTTCACGCTAATATTTTTGCTCTACGCTGAACCAACCTCATCACTCTAGAAAAAGCAGCCTTAAATCGTATATTTAGCGCATCAGCCACCTTCCGAGCATCCTTTGCAAGAGAAAGTCTATCCCTTTCTGTCATTTTAGCTGCATCCCTGAAAACATCAACTGCGCCTAAAAGATCTCTTTGGTTGATTATCAGCCATCTCCATCTTTTGGGCAAGTCGAAAATACATCTTGTCTGCTCGGAGACAAGACAAGGCGTACCTACCTGAAAATGATCGAAGGCAGTATAATTGAAAGACTCCGATAGCGTGACCTGCAAGCCAACCTTGACTTCTGACAAAAAACTCCTATAGGCATCACCCGAGTAAAGCGGGTGAAATCGAAGGATGACCCCCATTCGTTGGGCAATCGCAGATGCTTCCGGCGGAACTGAATCTGAAACCTCAACGGCCTGGACCCCCGCCTCAGCCGCCAAAAGCAAGTTGAAAAAGAAATCTTTTCTTGGTGCGTTTGACCTGAAAAGAATGGATGTTTTTAGCGGTTTAAGGCGCGCAATTCCTCTAATCGGCTTGATTGGAACGGGCAGTGCAAACGCAAATTCATCTCCGACGATCATATTCAAAAGACGTGCAATTGCAGTATCGAATGTGATGATTGCAGAAAACCTCCCGCGCGACAATGAAGATGCACACTCGCCAATCAAGTCATTCTGTCCATCTAGTGCGAGTTGCGATAGGGATGACGCTATAAACCCTATACACCCATGAGGGGCATCATGGTCCAAAACAGATGCGACTACGATGTCAGAGTTCTCATTTACAATAACATGTTTCATGCACTCCAGCGCATTCTGAACGCCAGCATAAGGCGACGGACGAACACTGAAGCCGACTTCCCGCCTTGAAATTGCCTCAGAAACCAATATGTCCCAGCGGTCTGCCTTTTCCATATAAGACATGAAATCACTTCTACATGCCCTTCGCGTTCCACCCCACGCATAACTTTCGAGATTAAGATTCTTCCGAATTACTGACGCCCATATATCCGGGTTTCTCGGAAGCCGAAATCGGTCGAAGAGATCCTTAAATGGGACTTTATCCTCGGCGATTACCGGGATCCCGGCCGCTAAAGCCTCCCATGCAGAAATAGAAAGGGTTGTAGAAATTGTACTAAATACAAGAACTATCTTTGCCCTTGAAAAGGCATTTTGTACGTTTTCAAAATATTGGACCTTCACATTTCTTGCCTTGATAGCCGACTTCGGAGCCCGACAATCTCCGACAACAAAGTTAGCCTCAGGAACCAACTCTGCAATCTCGTGTAAGAATTGAAGATCTTTCGCCGAGTTATAAAGAACCGGGACAAAAACCATATCTCTATTCTTTCCCGAAGGCGGAGGCGACTTTTTTTGCGGGAAGTCATACTTCGGCACGCAGTGTTCAACATCAAGCGAGTACATCTCTCTTAGCTTCTCAGCAAGACAGCGGGATGGAGAAAGAATCTTCACCCCTTGAAGGAAGCCTGCCTTAAGCGTTTCGATGGCGCGGTTTTTGTCGTCAGCCAGGTCGCCCAAGTAATGCAAATATCCAAGAATAGACGATTTCGGCACTACTTCCGAGACAGCAGGAATAAGAGAATCTGACACAATGTACAGACTTGCCACTGGAAACTTATTATGATCGGATACGATTTTAGAAAGCGGTGCCCAAAAATCTGCTATCTCGGCAAGCGGGCCGGATTTTTCCCCTGTTGATGCAATCATCAGCCCTACATTCCATTCTTTACTCAAGTGCTTTTTCAGCGCAATAGTTGCTTTATCTGCCCCGGAACGCCCAGACAATGAAGGCGAATGAACAATTAGAACGTCATACTCCTTGGTTCGAGAAGGGGTAGATCGTTTTGGAAGCAAGTCGAGTGTGGTAATCGAAGAGAGAGAGATCGGCCTAGCTGGGCGGATAGTTCTCGCTTTCTCAACCAAGTCGTGCGGCTTTTCATTGCGCGCCACATCGGGACCAATATCCGAAAACAGATTTGCATCTGAAACAACATAGGCCCCGCACAGCTTTGCCTCTCTTTCATAGAATGGCAGGGTCGTCTTCTCAAGATTCAAAAAGATTAAAGCCCTAGACAGAAGCCTTGCCCTTTCAGCATCAAAAATCCATTCGGCATCATCCGGCTTCACGTGTTCGATTCTCAAAGAATCCGAAAATCCCTGTACCCATTTTGGCGGGACATCCTTGCTCAAAAGAAGGAACGTGTTTTTATTACCGCTACTTCGAGAATTAAGAAACTGGTCGGAAGTTTCCCAATCTGGAAGCAGGGATGGCGATATTTGAAGCCCCCTCGCGCCAAATTTGCTACAATATTTCCTTATATTGCTTTGAGAAAACCCAATGACCACATCGACCTTGCCAAAGAAACTCTCAGTAAAAATCCACCCGATATTGTGAGTTCCAAAGTAAAATCTGGCAAATTTTGGCAGGTCTCTTGCGTAAACACAAAGCGAATCATTGCCCCTCGATAGACGAACGAGTTGTGAAAAGAACCACCTTTGGATTGATATATCTTCTTCCTCTGGAAATACTGCAAAGACAAAACTTCCAGCGGTTGGCGGGCGAAATTTCTGGAGTTTTTGGATTGCTGTCGGCTCTGATATGTCTTTCTCAAGAACCGAAACAATCTTATCCCAATCTACTCCATGAATCTTGAACTGACCAGTCCGCCTTAAAAGAGATGCTACTTCAGCCGAAACTATAGCTTTCTGAGAGAATCCAATCGTTTTTCGCTTCCCTTGAAAGTCTTTCAAGGTGTGAGCAACCGGGCTTATATTTTCTACGACGAAAAGCTCCAAGACTAGAACCTCCACAAAGTCCATGACTTGAAGATAGCAGATTGGGACTTCGCCGTCAAGCGAAAAAAAGAGAAGGGGAGGAAATCCTCCCCTCCTCGCTCTCTGGGCCGACCTAACCGGTTAGATTAGGTCTTGCGTCGCCGCATGAATCCAAACACCCGAAGTCGCCCGGATAACCCCGACTCCGTATATGATGGACAGAACCAGCCGCTGCAAACGGCCACCATCGCTTTCCTCGGGTGTCACGGTCAGGAAGTTTTCGCCTTCCGGCTGGCCAAGGCCTAAGACAAAAGCGTCGGACCCGAGCATTAGGGCACGAGCCATCTTGTACGAGTACCCGGCCGAAATGGTCTCAGTCGTCCAGATTCTCGGATCGCCCTTCACGATAAGAACGCCCTTATAGAGATAAATATCGCCTTCCCACGGCGAGAATCCACGCGCAAGGTCGGCAGCTTTCTCCTGAGCATTCTTAAAATCGGTATCATCCTCGAGGTCTTTAAGCAACTCGCCCGGGCAAATGAGAACGTACGTCCCCATCGACTTTTTCATCTTACCCTCGGTATCCACGTCCTTAGGCGAGAAACTGGCCGCCCTCTTCTTCCAAAGAATCCACCGCGCCTGACGAATCGTCTCGGTGTCCAGAACATCGGTAGCGGTCATTGCCTCATCAGAACCTTTATCATTCGGACGTATGATTTGAGTGATCGAAGTCTGAAGCGAGGTACGAATATCAGCCTCTATCTTTCGAACTGCCCAATCTTTGAGCGCCTCACGAGACGCTTCCAGCACAGAGTATCGCGCCAGCCGCCCTGCATGTCTCGTCCAGGCCGTTGAATGGGCCTTTTCGGCAAGAGCCACCGACTTCATTGTCACCGAAAGTTTTTCCTCAGAACCCTCAGTTGAGGTTCCCTCAGAAACACCGGATCCACTCAGATAGTCGATATAGGGAACCTGAAGGGGGTCTCCCTGCCCCTTCCAGCTAATCTTGACCATCTTTCGCGCTAGGTCAAGAAGCGCAGATGTCGTTTGAAGATCCTGAATAGTCCGCGCCGAAAAGAGCGGCTGAATCAGCTTGTCGGTGAGGTCTGCCTTTTTCATAGCCTGGGTGTAGTTTGCAAACTGCGCCATAACTTCCTCACCGAAATTTGCTACACTCAGAAGGTCCTCAAACGGTCTTACGATAAAAGCATCCTTAGCAACCTGAATCATCTCGGTTCCTCCTTTTTAATCCCCGAAAACATCCCTCAATTTCGAAACGAACTCATCCGGTGGAAGCCCTATTAGGCTCTCGATATTGAACGCCTTTGCTTCCTGCGACTGGTTGACCGGCTCAAGCGATTCCGATTTGCGAACCGCCAACTCCCTTTGAAGCATCTCCACAACTGAGATTTCCTCATCCCCGACTTTTACGGGACGCCTGAGGTTAAGGAGTTGGTAGTAAACCGGCTTTCGCAAGGTCACTTCTGCCGGAGTTATCCTTCCTTCAGCAATGGCCTTATTGAAAAGCTCATCTATTGCTTCTCGGTCCCTCTTCGCCTTTTCATTTTCAGTTGCCATAAGGCGCTTCACTACCTCGCTAAGTTTCTGTTTTTGCTCCTCGATTTCCCTTCTGAGACGGCTTACCTCTTCTTCATCAACAATTCTTTCCAGCGACCCCTCGACATACTCCTTCTCTTCCTCAGAAGCAACATAGCGTTCCAACTTCTCAAATCCCTCCTCCAATGTTTGCCTCAGAACAGGATCAACGGTTAGGGCAACATGGTCGAGGGCATTCGAAATAAAGTTACCATCTTCGGTTCGGCGCAGCGGCATTGTCCCTACTGAAACTCCGAGAATCTTGCCTTTATCAATCGCATCGGCAACTTCTTTTTCGACAATTTCCATCACCCCGTAACACTTTTTGCCCTCTGTATCGACATCAAGTAACCACCCAACAACGGCCGGAGCATTTTCCTCACCCTTCTTCGGATGGCCAAGAAAAACAGGAACCTTCTTGAGCAAGCTAAGGCTTTCTTTCCAGTCTTTGAATGTTTTGGCGTTCGCCACGAGGTACCGGTCTTCACCAAAAACATATTTACCTTCTTCAAAAAGGAAGACCCGATAGATACTGTCAGTTGCCTGCTGAAAGTTCACTGACGGCGAAGGTAACATTTCCACAACCTGAACGCCCGAAGACATCGCCGCTTTTACGTTCGGATATGGACGCTCTTGGTTTTTCCCCCGGCAAGCCTTTTCTGCTTTCTCGATAAGCTCTTTCAGTTTCTTTATCGCCTCCTCCGGGTTCTGCGTCTTAGAGATTATAGCCTTGACATTTTCCCACCACGTTTTATAAGGGGTGTATGCAGGCCACGAACCGTCTTTCTTCTCCTCTATTTTCTTCTCTTTCTGTTTCGGCTCTTCATCCGGTTTTTCTTCGGGATCTTCTTCATCGGGCTCCTTGTCAGCCTTTAGCCTAACATCTTCACCCTGTGCAGGCTCCAAAACAAGGGCAACATGGAGGATTTTGTTTTCAGAAACGTCAACTCTCGGAGAGATTGCCAGGTTTTTCAGTCCAGAATTCTTGAGGTTTTTAACGAGAGTGGCGGTATCGGTATCGCCAATCACAAGATCAGCAAGCACCGCCTTCTTGCCATTACTTTCACCGAAAGTGAAATTGACTGCCCCACCAACTAGGTTCTGTTCCGCTTCTTCGTGAGACTTGAACAACTGCACATCGGTAACATCCTGCATATTTTTGGCTGTTTCTTCGATAATATCTGGTGTAAACTCGTGTCCTTTGTGCGTACCCTCAATGAGAGCCGGGACCCTTTTTACAACAAGCGCCCCGCCCTCAACTTCCTCAAACTCCACGCTCTCGCCAAGGTTCAAGACCAGGTCCAGATCCGACATTCTTCAAACCCCCAAACTACTTGACTTTCTCAAACGAGAAGAGCGGCGAACCTTTCCCTTCTCGCTGTAGAGTATAGTATCCTTTTAAGTTCTCTCCTTCAAGTCTTAAAAGAATTCGTCGAAGTGAAGCATCACGCTCTATTTCGGCAACCCCAGACTCGATGATAGAGCAGTCAGCTTCAATTTCCAAATTTGGGTTGTCCGCCCTCTTCGGGGGAATTTTCCCTTCAAACCGAAGCCAATCATCCTGATCCTTCCCCTGTGGCGGTAAGGGTACCTCATCAGCCGGAAGTTTCCGCATTGGGATTTTCGTTCCCTTTGCAGCCAGTAAGGGGTTGTCGCTTCCCGCAAACGTCTCGATGCCATTCGGGCCAAAAAGACGCAAGTAATATGTACTTATCCACTCCCCTCGCACATGAATAGGCCCTTTCCATGAAATTTCATGGAGCACCCACTTTGCACGCTCAAGACTAGAAGATAGTGAAATAGGCCTTCCCTTTAAGTATCCCTGCTCGATCAATGCATTATGCGCTTCGACAATCATCGACAGCCTTTTCTTTTTTGAGTACGATTGTTCCCACCAACGGAGGTCTTTCGGAACAACGGCCTCCCAATGAGGCGGGAGCGCAGAGTCAACGGGTACCCAATCTTCTGGGTCATCAAAGAAAGAGCGCGAAAAGACATACGGCGGGGATTCAGGATTGGCAAAGTGCGCTCGCCAAAAGATCGGCGCTTTCCCGATCCTTCCTTTATACTTCTTGCTCGCCGGTAGCGCACGAAATACCAATCTACCCCGAAAGTGCTTAAAGAAAATCCAATGCTCTTCAAACCAAGGCTTATCTACAGTCTGCATATGCCATCCAAAATCTAGCGGGTAGAAAACGCCAGGAAACTCTTTTGTTGCGCCTGCGTGCGGCCAATCTACTTTCGCTGCACCTAAAACCAGCCATTCCAAAAACGAAGACTTCCCTTCAAACTTTGGAATAACAACAACTCCCTGGCCAGATGGCATCCCCGGATAAAATTTCGACACTTCGGCTTTTTTCTTTAGAATCATATTGGCAAAACGTTTCGCTTCTTCAATCGCCGTAACGGGCTCGCTTGGAACGCCCTCAATCTGGTTAAGGATTGTCTTTCCTGACCAACTGGCCCGATCTGGCAGGAGAAACCTAAAGTCAATGTGCAAACTTTTACCTCTGAAATGGAGTTGAAAGACTCCAAAGTGCGGCGGAATCTTTCCGTAATTTCTAGATTTTGCAACCTGAACCTGCTTGTCAACCGAAAACGAGCGCGCTTTTTCTATTGCCTCCACCATCTCTTTTGGCATCGCGGGATTCTTACTAACTTTTGCAAGGTTTGTAGAATCGAGGGGCGGCGTCCTTTCCAAAATTTCGAGTACCTCATCAGATGTCATTTGGAATTCGACACCAACCCCCCGCATTATATCTCTCACATCCTTGGGTGGGCGCTTCGTCGAAACGTCGCCCTTGCTTGCCGCAACCATTCTTTCGGCAATTACGACGGAGTCTGGCTGTGCACTTTCCGGCTCATCGGACACAACAACCGGGCACCACCAGTTCATCCAAATTTTCCCTGTTTTGGGATCGGTGTACTTGTTAAGATTCTGGAAGCGAACTTCAATTACATCACCAACCTTCGGAACTTTTTTGAACCTCCTATGGTATGTCCACCCGATCCAAACCGGATTCCCCTTCTTGCCCTCGATTGCACAGGCAAAACGATAAACGTTCAGGGGGACACCCTCTTTTGTCTTCCCGCGTTCACGGGCAAGGATACGAACTTTCAATTCGTATAGTTTTTTAACCTTTACCCAGTGACCCTGGTTAGGATTCAAATAGTATCGTTCCATTGCCGGCTTCAGCATGATTCCTTCGAGATAACCCCGCTCGCGCAACACACCCACCCAAAACCGCCTTACATCTTTTGGGCGTTTTAGAAGTCGCCAATAAACCTTTCGGATGTGCTCTCCCTCTTTTACAATTCTATCAAGGATTTTCAGCCTTTCAATCTCTGGCTTCTTGTGGAAATCATCTTTTCCGTCGCGCCCCCACCAAACAAGAGTATGAAAGGTAAGCCTTAGCCCTTCGGCAAACTCACGATCAAATTTACTTGAGTGGATGTATCCTGTAGTTTTTGCTCGTCCCACATGAACCTTCCCCTTGAACATTTTTTGCGAAGTTACCTCTTCACCAAACTTTTTTGCCGCATCAGGAGCAAGCCAAGTCTCCAATTCTCCAACCGCAACAAAATCTTCTGGCTGCGAGCGAATCTCGTTTATCAAAGGACCAGCCTGGTTGATATTAACCTCCCGTCCATCTTCAGAAAAGACCTCAACCCGGTCTCCTACTTTATGAACCTCCCACAGCATTCCATCTAGTTTCTCTTCTCCGACCCACGGGTACCATTTTGACTCAGCAACTTCCAGTGCATCTTCGACCGTAAAAAACTCACGCTTGTGGTATCCTGCTCTAGTCTTCTGCGGAAAGAAAAACCGAAAAGGAACAACCTTGTCTTCACGAGCAGATTTTCTACCCTCCGGTTCAAGCGACTTGCCAACAGAAAGCGACTCAACCATAGGCGGTTTGAATTGCAAAACCAGATCTGCAAGGGGGATATAAGATGTGAAAGGCCCTTGATCGTGAAAAACATGGAGGCGTTCTGCGATAGATGGCGGGAACATTCGTTTCAAATTAAACTCAACAGCGCGCAACGGCTCTCCGTCAATCAAAACGTCAAGATCGTTCCCCGCCCCGGAAATGGCCACCGACCCGACCAACTTCAGATAGTCTTTGAATACAATCTTATAAAAAGGAAGTCTCGCAAAGAACTCCGAAGCATGAATTTTCTTTTGGTCGGACCCCATCAGTAAGCCTCCCCTTCCAAATCAGCGCCAGTAATCATCTGTGCCTTCGCGGCAAGCATCTCGCTTTCTTCATCAAGAAACGATTCCCAGCGGTGTTCCATTCCTATCTGTTTCATTCTGGAAACAAGAAGAAGATGCGCCATCGCAATATGCTGCGGTATTGGATCTTCTTGATCAGCCTCGCCATGCAACCATCCGTGAATGCAAATCAGCTCGAACGGACTCAATTCGGAAAGCCGTTCGAGCAAAGCATCAAGATCTTCCGGTTCATCATCCAAGACAACAGAAAGCTTCGGATCGATGGGGAAGTTAGAAAGAAATACAAACGAAAGATTCTTCTCTGATTTGAGTGGCGATTTGCGCACGATTTTCTTTCTATGAAAGCCTTTGATCCCATGTAGAATTGGACTTTCCCCTGTAGTCTCCATGATGAACCGGCCCTTGATCGATTTCAAAACGCGATTGAAGGCCGGGATCCTTGCAATCAAACCATCTTTCCCCCCTTCATCCTTCATAGACCATTTCTGATATGGCGGGTCGATGTAGAAAAATGTTTTGCTCGAATTGAACTTTTCGATCACGACGAGAGCATCATCCTGTAAAACAGTGGTGTTTTTCAACGCGTCTCGAAAATATTCAAGCCTTTCGATCGTTGACCTGAGCCTTCTTTCGCAACTCTTTATTGCTAAAGAAGTAGATATCCTGTTTTCGGCAACTATCAAAGAAGCCTTTTCAGGAACAACTCTCAAACCGCCGAATGAAAAATGCGCTACATAGATCGCCCTGAAGAACTCATCGACAGGATCTTGAAATTTCGATTTCCTGAATTCTTTGTATCGAGCAACACTGAACTTGCAGTTCTTCTGCCGGACGCGCTTTGCTTGTTCAGGCGTCAACCCTTTCAGAAAGCGAAATATGAAAATGACAGTCGGGTGTAAATCGGAAAGGATTGCCTTAAAATCATTTCCAATGTCGCGGCGGAGACCCCAAAAAACGCTGGCCGAACCACAGAACGGCTCACAGTAGAGGTCCCAGTCTTGCTTCCGCAGTAGGCTTTTCAGAAGTCCATACTGGAAATGTGATCCCATATAGAAGTTAAATGGCTTGTAAATTCGACTCCGCCTCTCCAGAAAAACAACCCCTGCTTCATCGAAATCATCCCACGACGCATCGTCGAAACTCACTTTCTTTATCCTCGTCTGGATCCCATGAACGACCTCAACCGGATGAGGCTTTTCAAAAGGCAAAAAATCGCGAATCTCATAGTACTGGAATTTCTCCTTGTTCGGCCACCACGAGTTTCGCTCATCTTCGGTGATGCGGTGATACTTCTTGAGCCGTTGGAACTCGGCGACGGTAATCTCACGAGATTCCTTCGCTCGTATGAACCCGAAAGCGTGTTTCCCGCTCACGAGAACAGAAAACGTTTCCGGGAGTCTTTGATCTGGTTTGACCTTAACAATTGCCGTCTTTCGGCCCTTGTAGATCATCTCGCCATGCGGGGGAACAAGATAGATCCCTGAAGTAAAAAGGCGCTTGAAGATTTCGACCAAAAATTTGCGCGGCGCTTCTTTCCAGGACTCAAAATGAAATGTGACTTTCCCTCGTTTCAGAAGTTCAGGGATGATCTTGAGCGCGTATTTCTGAGCCTTCTGTCTTATGTCCGGAGCGCCTTTCGTACCCCAAGACACAGCCAACGTCAAATCATATTTGAGTTCGCTGTCACTTATCTTTTGAGGCGAGTATTTCTCTGGCGGGACTTTCAATAGATCCAGAATCGTCATGAGTATCAACCCTCCAGACCTTAGAACCAAGAGCAGTATACGTCAAAGCACGAGCAAGTGAATGCGCCTTAAGCAACGCATCCGACAAGACGGCATCGCGATCCGTACTTTCCTCAACGAGGTCCATTGTTTTCCCGGCAAAATTTTTCAAGAATGCCATCACTTGAGGTGGAACAGAAATGTATTCGGAGAACCCAAGCTCTTCTTTCGTTCGGGCAATCTCTGCAAATAGTTCTTTTCTCAGACTCTCGAAAAGCGATGCCTTTGATATTGGCATCGAAAGCAACGGCTTGCCCGGGCGGGTTTTGATTGGTACGTGAAGGCGCTTCAAAATTTCTGCCGGTTCCGGTACTTCATCTGCAAACCCTTCTTTTACCATCGTCAACGCAAGTTTCTGAAGAAAGTCAATGTCTTTCAGTGACAAGCTTTCATACGAAAGCCTGCCAAAATCATGAATTGCGGGATCCTGGTATTTCGCAAAGTTATAGCGGACGATGGGGACTATCGCAAATGAGAACACGAAAGATATAATTTCCTCGACTATAGCATCTACAATCCCAGCAAACCAATGCGACTGGACGTACGCTTTTGCATAGGATCCGCCACCTTCCCTAAAAAGGTCTCTCGGCGTCAATAAAGATTGAGCAATCATCCGCTCACAAAGGTCGTAATCTTTCTCATAGTCCCACTGTCGCGCAGTTTGTTTCGCCTCAATCCCATAATCCTCGTCGGGAGGCAGCAAATAGGACGACCTCGACCGAATCGCCTCTGCTACCCTTATCATCAACTCGCGAGCAGTTATTTGTTCAACCCTATCATCATAGTTTATGGTAAGAACAGCATCAGGCGCTCTCGCCTCAAGCGGCGGAAGTGCATGGTCCTGCATGGTGTGCGCGTGAAGTCGTACCACTTCTTTCCAAAGAAGCCAAGGAATCCGCGCTGAACGGTAGAGTGATTCGCCTCGAAAGTCCATGAATCTGAATTGATGGGTATAGATAAAGCTTTTTCTCGGCGGAATCTCAACAAATGAACCGCCTTCACCATGATAAATCGGCTGCTTAAAAAGCCTCATTCCTTTGAAAGATACTCCATCTGTCAAGACTTTCACATGCCAGGGACGAAGCGGCAAAAACTCTTTGTAAAAAACTCGCGAGTCAATTACCTGAAATCGTTTCTCGAATGGTGCGAACCCAAATTCAAGACCAGCAAGGATATGCTCAGTAAGGTTTCGCCTAATAATTGCGAGGTTCCTGTTCACAAACTCTCGTATTTCGGCATCTGGATGCTGATACGTAATTCTTGCTCTACGAATCGGCAAGGAAATAAGAAAAAAACAGAACCTAATGGTAGGACAGTCTCGCATCTTCTGATAGTCTTGCAAAAGGCGCTCTTTTTTTCTTTCATCAGTTCCATCCTCTATGCTTTTGAGAACTCCCTTAGACTTTTCCGGAAGGAGTTGAGGCGGAAACACTTTTCGACTCGGCATCTAAGTTATCCTCCCCGAGTATCAAACAGAGATTAACCTAAGCCAGCATTAAGGTCAAGTCCTTCATCAATGCCATCAAGAGAAGGCGGGGCACCAGGCTCGATGATAAAGGGCGGAGAACCTTCATTATGAATTCTCTTGCCCTTTCCCCAATTAGGATGAGGAACAGTCCCCAAAGATGCATTTATCGCTTTTCTCCGTTCTCTTGCCAACACCTCTCGGCTTCTATCAAGGCCCATATAAATCCCATCCAAAAGATATATTAGGGCATTTAGGATATGGAATCCTTCTTTTGCAACTACAAGTCTCTTCTTTGAAACCGGATCATACTGAATAAGGTCACCCCTAGTAGCAACAATCAATTCATGCCTTAGCTGTTTGCACCGCGGATGTATTGCAATCCCGGGCTTGCCGTCGTCCCGATACTCCATAAACCAGTTTAGAACATCTAGTCTACTCTGTTTTCTCCGCCCCATATATGACAAAATTACATGCCCAAGACGTGCATATGTAAGAATATCTTGCCCGCCATGCGGATCTCCAAACGATTTCGGGTTAGGTAGTCTGTGATACGCATCTATCCGATTCACAACATCAACAACGTGCTGATGGTCTTTATGCTGAATAAGCCGCTCATCAAAGACAAAAACTCGCTGTTTCTTCTCATCAAAATTGGCAAACACAATCGCCGTCGAAACTCCAAAATCCCAGCCATGAAAAGAAGGTAGTGTTTTCATCGCATCGAAGCGATAGACATAAGGAAATCCATCCCTGAAAAGAGGACAAGCGGTATCGCCTGCTCGAGGCGGCTTCAGCATCATCTCGCGATCCCACGCATCCTTACTAACCAGTCGTTCTTTCAATGAAACCAGTTTTTCTCTCGTTAGAAACCCGTCTTGCTTTTCTTTTGCTACACCTCCACAATCATTGAACAAGTCGCAATTCGCACAAACCGCATCGCGCGGGCATGGAGCAATCACCTCCCTCATGCACCATCGAAAAACGCGAGTATGCTTCGATCCCTGTTCTTCTAATCTCTCGAGCAATCGCGAGATATTTCCACCAAGCCTATGCTGCGTTGACGTAATAACGAACAGGGCGCGCCTATCTGATATTTCGTCTGTTAGGTCAACCGCAAAATTCAACGATTCATAGACGCCTGATGGAATTGCATCTGCTTCATCGGCAATAATTAAGTTCCCATGAGGAGATCGCGCTGACGTTTCCGAAGTAGCAAGAATCTCTACACGACTCCCGGTTTTGAATCGCACTTCCTCCTTCTCCGGCCTACCATCAAAATCATCTTCAAACCAAGACTTCCGCGACATCTTTTCAAAAAACTGATAAAATCTTCGTGCCTGCCGTTTTGAATTGTGAACGATGCAACCAGGTAGAATCATAAAGTTGTCGGCGCCCTCAATCTCAAGATCAAAAAATACCGATGGATCGCCCCGCTTTCTCTTGTCCTTTATCCCAGCCCTCCCTATAAAAACCTCGCTAGGAGCCGGTTCTATTAAAACAGGATTGTAAAGCGTGCTATCCTTGAAAACTGCTGACCTAAACGGCATATCTGTTATCGGTATTGAGGACCCCGGCCTAAACCAAACCAATGCAGGAAACTGACTACTATATGGCATCCATGTTGGGAACTTCGGCCATGTAGGGATCATCCACAACTCGGCAACGTCCAAACTCAGCAAAAGGATTATGCTTGCCTTAGCAATCTCCTGCCGCCAAAGAGGTTCGTTCACAAGATCCGGGATTTGCGGCAATCCTCTTGCCCTAAAATATATAGCATCCCCAGCATTTCTCCGAAAATATCCCGCCTTCCCATACGAAGTTTTCCGAAATGCGACCGCAAAAAATGCTTCCAGAAAGCGCCTCCGCCACTCGCGATCGTACCGCCAATACCAACGAATGTCCTGTTCGAGATACGCTCGAGGAATCGAAGCTACCGGTACAGTTGTGCTAAAAGACCCTTCCTTCTCGCCACTACATTCATATATGTGAAGATAGACCCCCACGCCTTTCAGTATCTTTGCCGCATACCCTAGTGCCCCCAAGCATGATGCCTTCTCGCGCTCAGCTCGCCAAGCCAATCCCTTTTTGCTCTTCATGCCCACAGGAGCCCGCCACCCCCACCTGACATAAAGCATTTCGCTTGTACTTCTCTTTTTGTCTACCGGAAGACCTGCCATCACTCCAGCCAGATATGGATCGAGCGTGGAGTTTTCATCCGATGGTAACAATCTCGAGCCGTCAGCCCCTCGCGTCGGGACTAGCGGCACCTGCAAACGCCCTATATCCTTCGCAGGAACCCACTTCCGGTCCCCATCTATTGCATCCTTTATGTATATTAGATGGTCGCCGGTCGTCGTTATATCTCCTATCGCGGTCCGAAGCCGCGAAAACTCCTCTATCCCAGGCTTTACCATTACTGCTTTAACCTTCCGCCATCCCTCTTTTGTCCATACCACGTCACCTGCCTTTGCCCAACCAAGCGGCTTGCAATACACCATCCCACCTTCCTGCACTACCAAAAATTGCCACGGTGCAACACATCCGCTCATTACAAATCCATCAAGATCAGGCTGCGTAACTGCCCGCACCAACGTACTTGCCGCTGCCGTGCTTGTCTTCCCACCATGCCGACATGCCAGCGCTATTATGTTCCCCGCACCGCCTCGCACCATCTCCCACGCAAAATCTAATTGCGAACTGTGTGCCTCACAGACACTTTCTCGCACCAGCCCCATCCCAAACGCCGCTTTGTAGTACAACCACAACTCTTCCTTGCTCTCCGGCCGATACCCTACCAATCGCCGTAACTTGTCCTCATTCGTCACTTGCCTTGCCCCCATTCTTCTTCTTCGCGCACCGCCCTACCTCCCCCACTATCTTGCGCCACTCCTTTATCCGCCCATCCGCCCTCCACTCGCCACGCTCTACTGCCTCAGCACGCTCCGCCATCAAATACCGCCGCGCTGCCATCACCTGTATCATCCGCCCACACCCCTCTAACATCCTCCCTTTTACCTCTTCTGCCTCCCCTAACCGCTTTACTACCTCCCCTTCCAACCGCTCCCTCACCTCCCCTATCCGCGCCCTCACTGCCCCCATGCTCCTTACCTCCGCCTCCCATAACTCGCCCCACAGCACCGCTAACTGTACCATGTCCCCTACCTCTATCCCGCGCTCTATCCCCCCTATCACCGCCTCAACTACCTCGCGCCCTAACCCCCTTACCTTTCGCCCCACGTCTCGTCTCCTCCCTATCTCCTACACTATTCTACATCCCTACCCCACCACACGCAAGCCCCATTTAGCTTCATACATCGAGGAGAGTGGAGGGCTGCGTGGCCCGTTGCGGACCCCGCTTCAATTTTGCAACCCCTTGTGGCGCAACGGTTTGCGGCCGTCCCGCGGCGGCGGCGGATTTTTTGTTTTGGGCAAGTTTGCGGGTCCGGCGACCGTGGGGTATATTGTGGCGGTCACGGGTGGGCCGCGGCGGACAATGTGGAGGTGGTGATCATGGAATACGCGGTGGATTGGAAGCGGGAATTTGCGGGCGCATATCGAAACGCGGGCGTGGAAGACCGATTCAACGCGCGGCTCTTCGTGAGCGCGTTCAAGGCGGGCGTGGTGGCGTTGGCGTCGGCGGCGTTGGCGTCGGTGATATCCGCGGCGTTGCGATACGCGCTCGCGGATTGGGCCTGTGCGGCAGGCGGCGGGCGACAGACGGCGCTCGAGGGCGCGACATGGAACGCGCGCCGCGGGTGGTCGGCGGCGACGCGGGCGCGTGTATAAGGGGATACGTGATGAACGAGCACGAATACAATCTGTTACGTGCGGCGGCAGATGCGGTCGCCGCGGTGTTCGCGGAAAAAGGTGCGCGTATAACGCGCGCGTAGAATAACCCTATAGGAGGTCTTGGGATGGGACTCTCGAACAATGGTCGAAACAACGGCAACGGCAACGGCAAAAATGCCGAGCCGGCGCACGCGTACTGGCTTCTCGCGCGCGCGCACATTCGCGAACGTCACGAGCGCGACGGAACAGAACCGGGCGCGGGCGTCTGTGTGGACACGGGCGCGGAATTCGCGCAACTGAAACGTGGCGCGGCCGCGGTGGACAAGTACAAACTGGCCGCGCTCGCGTATTCTGGCAAACTGGCCGCGGTCGTGGACGCGGCCTTCGCCGAAATGCAGGCCGGCCAGAAAACCGCGCAGAAGGCGGGCGCGCGAAAATGATCACTACCACCACCACACGGGCGCGGACGGGCGCGGGCGGCCACAGGGCCGCCCCGTCCGCCGTTCGTGGTGGGGCGCGCGGACACGGACACGGGATCACGTGGGCGCGGGCGTGGGCGGCGGGCGCCCCGCCCCGCGCTCTTTTTTTTCGCGCTCACGTGCTACACAGGCGCGAGCGCGTGCTACGGGCGCACGTACTACGGGCGCGGGCAAACGTGCTACGTACTACGGGCGGGCGCGGGTGCGTGCTACGCGAGCGCGCACATACGGCTCGTATGCTCGCAGAAAACCCTGTCGACTTGCGACTTGTGCGAGCGCAAATACGCGGGCGGGAAATCCCCTGGGAGTGCGCAGGCGCAGACAACGCAGATCGCACGCGCCCTGGAACGCAGAGCGCGACCGGCTATATATATTATATACGGGCGTGCGATATACGGGCGCGCGCGCGTCCCTAAAACAGGATGCGGTCGGGCTGCAATAGGAGGCCGGAAGATGGGAGCGCAACAACTCGGAGAAGTAACCGCCTTGTTCGTGCTGTTTCGCGAGCAACTCCGCAGGGTGGCCACGCAGTTTGAGGCGATCAGGAACAAGGTCTATAGTGACGGGCGCGACCTGTCGTGCGCTATGGATGACTTGTTCCGTGAAATAGGCGAATTGCGGTCGGCCGCGGAGACAATCGCCGCGGTTGCGGACAAATCGTAGGAGGCTGGAAAATGGAAGGGCAGGCAAAGCATGATGCCGCGATTGAGAAAGCGGAGAAATTCACGGCGGAATTGCGCGGGCGTCTGTGCAACGTCTTCATGTGGTTTGCCGCGCTCGAGGACGCGGTTTATGACCACAGTGGCAGCGGGGCGGAAGGCCCTGCCAAGCAGCTGCTGCGAGTGCTGCAGGAAGCCGTCCAGATGATGGAGAAAGTGCGCGACGCGGCGGCGGAAGTTACGGACGCAATACTGAGGCGTGAATAGCCTGACTCGCCTGCTCGCAAAAACGTCGTGGATTGGAGGACGTGCTGATGATAAAGGTATCAATCGAATTCTCGCTGGAAACGAAGCGATGGAAGGCGCGAGCGGAATGGACGGATTGGAGATGGACAGACTGGGGCGATACAGCCGGAGAAGCAGTGCGGAACTGCATGAAAGCAATTCGGCTCTGCGAATCGGTGGGCAATGCGCCAAGAAACCCGGACGAAGTCGAAGGGGCGTTCAAGCGGTTGCTACGTCGCCTGTATCCGACAATCGCAGTGGAAACAACAGTAGGCGGAATAGATTGAGCGGTTGAGGGAAGAATTATGGAGCGGAATGCATACTTGGCGATAGTTGTGAGGCGGGACGGGCGGATAGTTGACGTTCCGCCGCTTGGCGTATCGCAGTGCGAGACTGCGCGAGAAGCGATAGAGTGGGCTATAGGGTTTGTTGAAGCGGACTTATGGGTTCGTCAGCACATTGACATTTTGGCTCAGGTACTTCGGAAGGAGAAGGCGGTGATGGTGCCTGCTCGGTCAGAGGACGAAGGAGGAACATTGGTAATAGGCCCGTTTGCGTGGAGGGGGAAATTTTAGAGGGGGCGAGCAATGAGCAGGTTTCGGAACGGGATGGGGCCGCGGTGGGAGCGCGTTGGGAAAGTCTGGTGCGGCGAAGGCGTGCCGCCGGGCGTAGTGTGGAGTCACGACGGCGGCAAGACGGTTTACAGGGCGCGGCGTGAGGCGGAGGAGGCCTACGAGGAGAAGTGGAGAAATTGGGAGCGTGCGATGATCGCGCTTGAGAAGCGGCCTTGTGTTGAGCGCAGAGAAATAATCGTAGCGATATAGGGAGGATATAATGAAGCGCAAGACGGAGGCGGAAAAGTTTGCGGTGTTCCATGCAATGCGAACAAGGGAAGAGGCAGAAGGTGTGGCTGCGGCGTTGGAGCGACTTGGATACACAGCCTATGTGCGAGCGTCCGAGAAAAGCAAGACGGGGAGGCCGTTTGTTGTTTGGGTGATAGACGGCGACTCTCAACATGTGATTGATGTAGTGGAGATGGAGACTTCGAGGGCTTCACGGGCAGATGATCTGGAGTATAAATTGTCATTGTTGAAGAAGCGGGTTGAGGAAAGCCGGCAGCGGTTTTGCCGTAAACTCAAGGGCGCGGTTGAGAGGGCCGGGCTTGATTTTGTGGGCTGGACGACGCGGCGCGGAGAGCCTGTTCAGACCGTGAACGGCGTTCGTGTGAAGATAGCGCCAGCGCCAAGGATTGCTTATGAATTGGAGTTTTTATCAAGCCGCTGAAGGAGGCAGCGACAGATGAGTGACGAATTAGGGCGGCAGGTTTGGCGCAAGGCGGCGCGCATTGCTCGTAAACTGGTGCGGGAGGCCTGGGAAAGGACGGAGTTGGACCCGCTCTGGAAGAAAGAGAAAGGCAACATACGCTGCGCATTGCGGCGACTAGTAGCGGGAGAGGATACGTATGCGCGCGACGCGGCGTGCGTGCTTCTGATATTGGCCAGATGGGGCTGCAACGCGAAAGACCTGTATGTAAGCAGCGCGAAGACAACGGAGTCATTTTACGTGTCGCTGCGCATGAACGGAGCATTCGCAGGCTTCCGATTCTCTGGCCACTTGCGGGAGCCGATAACGCGGCAGTTAGCGGTAGTAGATAGGAGCGCCTGGAAACGCAGCGCGCCGCGTATGTGGACGTGGGCGGAATTAGAACGAAGGGGTCTCGGGCGTGAAGGCTCGCACCGCGGAAGGTGGAGCACACCGGGACGGTTCAGCAGCGAGTTTGAAAAGTGGAGCGTGAGGCAGGTTAAGCAACTGGAAAGCCAATTGGCGTGTTGAGCTGCTATAGGGAGGCCGAGTGATGAATGCAAGGCAAGTAACAGTGGACGGCGAGAAGTGGTATCAAATGCGGGTGCCGCTAGGCGTAATGAACGCAGATTACTACCTGTGGAGGCGCGAGGGGAGAGTAGTCCGGGTGATAAAATTCCGCTGGTGCTTTCACCGCGGGCCAAGCAAGAAGGAGTTGGCGAGAATGGTCTTCGGGCGTGAGCCTGACGTGTGGCGTCTCACTATATTAGTGGACGTTTTCCGATTCATCGCAAGATGCCTGGAGGATGCGGCCTTATAAGGAGGTTTGAGATGGACTGCGTCTTTTGCGGTAAGGATGCAGAGAAAGAGATGAAAGCAGGCTACTGCGGCTGCGAATTGCAGGTCTGTGAGGCTTGCTGGAAATGCCTGCTGTCTGGCGAAAAGATGGACGACTATCACGGCTTCGTGTGGTGGATTGACAACGGCGTGTTGTTTCATGCGACTGAGCCCGATGGGACGGATACAGTAGGCACGCAGCTTGCCGAGCTGGACTGAGCGGTGGACGAGCCGCAACGTAACGGCCTCCTTTGGGAGAATCTTCATGAATGCGAGGCTAGAGGGTGCAGGCGTAAAGATGCGGAAGTGGTGGAGTTTACGCGGTGCTTTGGCCTGGGCTATCAAGATGGCGGAGCAGGGGGGGGTTGCCTTGGTGGTTCGGAAGGAGCGGCGCTGGGGAGTCGTGATTGGACTGCAGACGCCAATGTGGTGGAAAGCGGAGATCAAGGTGGAGCAGGAAGGCCCGGGCTTAAAGTTGACAGACTTCACGACGGGGCGAGTCGAAAGGATAGAACGATGATAAGCAAACATCAGATAAAGATTGAGTTGAACAAGTGTCGCGGTAAAGCAGCGCAGTGGAGCAGGCGCGTGAAGCGCGGGCTCAAGCGACTGGGATTGCCTGCAAATTGGGGAATAGTCGCGGCACTGGAGCAAGAGTTCGGGTCTCAGATTACTACGGCAATATGGATAAAAGGAGGCTATGATGATACGGTTCAACCCGGAGCGAAAGCAAAAACGAAGAGGGGCGATAGCGCAACGTGGACTTCGAATAGACGCACTGCGTAATCTTTACATCGTCGCGGGCCTCGACTGCGACTTCCTTTCGTTTTGCGAGCGGTTTATTGAGGCAGTAGATGGGATGGCGGAGACTTCGACGCTTCGCAGGCAAGTTGAGGTTGTCAGGAATAGGCAGCGTGAAGTACTTGAGGTTCTCGAAGCCGCGGTTACTACGGGCAACCCGGGAATGATTGAGCGTGCTTCAAGGCTGCTATCTTCAATCTCAACAGAGTTTGGCGGTGATGTAGTTTTAGAGTTGCGCGCTCGTATTCGACAAGCCCGGAGGGCTGTTTTGGAGGGGCAGGCATGTCGAAGGGAGAAGCAGTTGAAATGTTGAAGCAGTACTTACGGCTCGTGATTTGTTGCCTGGAAGATGGTAACATCCGCCGCGGGAGGCAGTATGCAAGCAGCGCGGTTGACGTTGCGCGAAAGATGCGGCTAGGCGGGTGGTTGTTACTTGCGAAAGCGGCGAACGATGCGCTGCAGAAAATGAGTGAGGAGGATTGAAGATGGGACTCACAATCCATTACGGCTTTGCGTTCGACGGTCCCAAGGCTGTGCTCGAACGCAAGCTGAATGCCATTCGGCAAGAGATTCTGGGCCTTCCCGTGAGCGCGGTAGGGCTAGTTCGCTCGGTAGTAGCGACAGAAAGCGGAGACAGAGATGAATTTGAACTCGCCAAAATGATGAAGATATCGGACGACTTCCCCAGTGACAGGAGCCTTTACTGCGGGTATGCGAACGGGCTCATACTCAGGGTAAACGTCGGGCCTGGTTGCGAAAGTTTCACCATCATACTCGGGCGGCTTGGGAAGTCAGAGCGGTGGCGTGGAGGCCACTTCACGAAAACGCAATACGCAGAAGAGTTTTTGAAGGCGCACCTTCTTGTCGTGCGGATGCTGGATATTTGCAAGGCGCACGGTATTTTAGCGCGCGTCTATGACGAAGGTGACTTCTACGAGACAAGGGACCTGAAAGTGCTCGCCAGGAACATCAACGAATCAACGGCCTTTATCGCGGCGCTTTACGAGGGATTGCGAAAAGCGCTCGGCGAGGGGAATGTCGAGTCGCCTATCGCACAGACTCAAAACTACATGGTCGTTCAGCCGCCTGAAGTTGAAAAGGAAGTGCAGGAATGATAAAGTTATTGATTGTCCTGCTCCTTCTTGCGCTGGTGCAGGGCCGAGTCTGAAGTCGAGTCTCGCCTTCGCTCGGCTGAAGGGGTCCGCGGTACATCAAGGAGGCGCGCGTGCCCCTACTTGGCCCTTGCACCGCTTTACGAGCCGGAAACGACGAGTTGTGAGGCTCGCTTTTTTTTGGAGGCCTGAAGATGCACATGATGGCAGTGGTAATCGTTCCGAAGAGCATGGCTTCTTCTGAAGAGGAAGCGAAAGATCTTGTTAGGGGTAAGTTGGCAGAGGAAGGCGTGGGGGCGAAACCCGGACTCTTCGTGTGGCCGCTCTACGACTGGTTCCGAATCGGCGGCGGATACTCAGGGATATTAAAAGCAATATCGCTGGGCGCCGAGCGGTATTGGAAATTCCGGCGGGATGAGGCTACTTCTGAGGCTGAAGAGTATCCTGAAATATCTCCGCCTATAGAAAAGCGAGATGGCTTCAAAGACGGTGAGTATCCTGATGATGTGCTGCCGCTGAATAAGGAAATCGCAAAGTATCTAAGGTCAGAAATGGGTAGCGTAGATGAAGGCTGTGACCTGATGCAGCCCTGGTACTGGGTGCTCGATGGCCGCGAAGTGGAGGCGCATGTCGGGAATGCGTTTGCGGTTTTAGTGGACCTGCACCACTAAGCGCAATTTGAGGAGGCCACACAATGGGATGGTCTTGTGATGCGAGTGTTGGAGAGGCTATGCAGGCGTTGCCTGCGGACGCTTTCAACCCGTTTGTCGGGTTCGAGGTGGACAGGAAGCGCTACGTGCTCTACGATGCGAACGAGGGCACGGGCTACCGTGATGGGCGCGCTAAAGTGGGAGTCGCAGAGATTATCACGCCGCAGAAGTGCTGCCCTGTAGCCGTTTTCGACCTTGTCCCGGCGACACCGAACGGCATAGTTTACGCCACGAAAGCGGGACACAAGTATATCCGCGCTTTGGGGCTTGACCCGGAGCGAGTATTCGTGCCTGCGTGGATGCAGTAGGAGATCTCGCAATGCGAGGAAGGAATCATATTGATTGCGCCCAGTCCGAAACAGAATGGAGAGCGCTTCGGGCGCTTGAGTTTCTTGAGCGCGCGTGCGTTGCGCTTAATGAAGCTGACAAAGTAGAAGGAGACTCACGAAGGCTAGCACGCCTTATAGATTCTGCTTTTGCGGAAATAGCCAACGCAGAAAGTGAGATGACTGCTTTACTTGGAGAGCCGAAACGGATTGTCAAATTTAGGATAACGGAGGATATAAAAGATAACCTGGTAAGAGGATCTTTTTGGGTGGAAGGCGACTCGCGAGAACATGTAGGAGTACTGCGTGTTGCTCGTTGGGGCGGAAAGGTTTACTTCCGCGGGGACGAATGGTATATTGCGGAACAAGAGGCTTTCGATGCGTGGAAAAGATAGTAAAGCCGTGCTAGTGAAATGGTAGAGCGGCAATTGGCGGATCGCATAATGCACTCCGGAACAAGGTGGGAGGTCCTGCAATGTTAAAAGAATCGTGGGCGGATAGCATACTCAAGGCGCTCGATGAAGCAAGGCTGTATCACGTAATCAACTTGGGCTATGCGCTGTCAGCAACGCAAGTATTCAGGATAACGCGGGACTACCGGGAGCGGAAAGGGATAGTAGACTCGGACACTACACGTCGTGCCTTTCACAGGGGGATACAGAGCCTACGGAAAGCTGGGCGTTGCGTGCGCGTGGGGCGCGGTTACTATAGGTTTTTGCTCTGAGAGGGTCAGCACATGGGGCTTGAGGAGGCGCGGAAGGCGTTAAATGGAGTTCAAGTAGCTTCTACAAGGGCTAGCAATCATAAGATGTTGAGCGGGGCACTTCACCAAATAAAGGCCGCAGTTGACGCAGCGATGGCTATGGCACTTGAAGCAGAGGACGCCTGGATTAACGGAACAGAGGAAGAAAGGAAAGAACTCGGGAAGCTTCTAAACCAGGCATTCGGTGTGATATCTCTAGCGCTTGGGAAGATGCGGATGCTTATCTTTGAACATGTAGAGGAGGCCGAGTAATGCAGATAGGAAGGATGGTAAAAAGAATCGCAGAGTGTGTCGCTGAAGACGCCTGCCTCGCAATGGAAGCGCTCGGAAACGTTGCTAACCACGTGAAAGGCGACGCAAGCGACGACGTGCTCGAAGTAGCCGAGCGGCTATACCGAATTGTTGGAAGCGTAGCGCGCCTCCTGCCAAGAGAAATCGCCGCAGAGTATCACACCAGAATACTGGATGGCAGCGACGGGGTTGGATACGCGGTCGAGGCCGCCTGCTTTAAGGAGGCCGAGTAATGTTGACGTGTGAGGAAAGAATCGAGGCAAGTTTGGCGGACGAGATAGAAGAGCTCCGGCTGCTCTATCGCGCTGCAACCGACGATCTTTCGGAAAAGGAGCGTGACGCAATGGTCGCGGAGTATGGAGAACATCCCGAAGAAGCCATTTACGAGCACGGCCTGTGCTTCGACTACGTGTTGGCGGGCACGTTCGACGGACAGGACGAGGGATACTTCTGCTACCAAATATCTTGGGGCGGGCCGAGCGACGAGTTCCGGTTTTACACAGATGCCGCGCTCCACGTTCACCGGGTCGAATACGTGTTCATGGACTGGGGCGACGGCGCAAGGCGAGTATTGGAAGGCGACAACAAGCAGTTGCTTCTGGACGTGTGGTCGCTTCTGTTCGAGGACGTCGCCCAGTATAAGTTGGAGGAGGCCGAGAGATGTCCGAAAGTTTCTCAATGAGCGTTGATGCAGCCCGTAGAATTATAGCCTTAGTAACGGGCGGGCAGATTCGCGGGGATGAGGTAGTCATCAAGTTGCGCGCCGCGAAAAACCGACGTCTTCAGGAGCGAAGGTTTTGGGATAGTAAGGTAGTCCCATTGTTGGAAACTGGCATTTTTAGCGTAAGCGATTGGTCGCGGGATGGCTCACGATCAACAATCGTAAGCGAGCCCGACTGGCTTCGGATATGCGACCTTGTGATATTGAAGGAGGCCGAGTGATGTTGACGAAATGCGGAGCGCGGCGGAGTCGGCGTGCGGCAGATGCGAGCGCGCGCGGCTTGCTGACTGCCGCAGAAGTGGCCCGGCGATGCGGGACCGTGCGCGTGCGCGGGCGTCGCCGTCGGGTAACGGCGGCGGCCGTAGACAGGTTGGGCGTGGAAACGGAGTGGCATCACAGCGGATGGAATTGGAAAGAGACAAATTATTATGACCCGGACGACCTGCCCGTGATTCGGCACTACGCGAGATATATGCAGATAGTGTTGACGCTGGGGCAATACTATCGTGGAGCCCAGCAGGGTGCGGCTAATGCTCCGTGCGGGCGCGAATACATCACTTGCCCAGAGAGCGGCGAATATCGCCAGTGTCGCGGGCGGGGTTGTTACTACTACTGGATGCAGATGGAGTATCGCGCAGACTGTCTTATTGAGGAAATCGCCGCGTCCGCGCAATTGGCAATATAGGAGGCCGAGTGATGCGGAGAGACGCAAGGGAAAGGGCAATTTGGGTATGGGCGGGGTCTAGGTCTCTACGATATGGCTATCCCGGCCAACGCTACTGGCCGACAGAAGAAGAAAAAACAAGGTTTGTCGAGACTGGCGAGCATTCAAAGGACTATCTGATATTTAGTCGGACGCAAGCGCGGCAAATGTGCAGGCCATTTCGCCAGTATGATCCAAATGACCTGTTTCGCTATCGCGTTTGGCGGACGCTGAAAGAGGCGCTGAAGGAGGAGGCCGAGTGATGCGGAGAAAATCGGTAGAAAGGCTTGCGCGGAAGGTCGCGCGGGAAGAAGGGTACAAGCTCTATTCTTCTTGGGAAGAAGCAGAGGAAGCGGACGCGGAGGGGGATTACTTGGTGCTTGGCGAATACTATCACTACCCTCACTTGGGACTCTCGGTTCAGTGGCTTGCTGACGAGGAATCGAACGGCGAGTATTTTGTTCTTTGTCGGCCAGCCACGGGTGAGTATTGGTGGGGGCTCGCAAAAGAGTGGCCCACGATAGCGCGGTTGGTAGACGCGCGTTTGTTAGAAGAGGGGGACACAAAATGAGTCTTGAACAAGCAAAACGGGCATTGCGGGCGGTTGAGGTTGGTGCGGCGCGTGCCGAACAGTGCAGAACGATGGACGGCGCGCTTTTCCAACTGGAGGCTACCGTAGATGCCGCGGTAGATGTTGCGAGCGCGGTACAATCAACCTGGGTCTTTTCGCAGGAGTACTCCGATGAGGAAAGGGCCGAGGCGTTCAAAATCGTCGAGCAGGCATTCGAGGCGATAACCAGAGCGCTTGATAGTGCGAAACAGCACATGTTTTGGAGAGACGAAAATGAGTAAGGGCAAACCGAGGCGCAAAAGTAGCGTCGCCGAAATGGTTGCGAGGAAAATCGCAAGCGCGGTTGTTAATGGAGACTTCACAAACATCCTGAAGGAGGAGATAAGAAATCGCGTGATAGAGGCGATAGAAAGCGCGGTGGAGCATAAAGCCTCGTTGTTGCGCAGAAGTTCGGACCCGTTCTACGCGATAGTCGCTGACGAAATCGCGTTTGCGACGGAGAAAGCGGTCGAGGATATAGCGAGTGGCTATGTCGGAGAGAGGGCTTTCGATGTAGCGACGGATGTGCTTGAAAAGCGGAAGGAGTTCAGTGATGAGTAGTGAAAATGAGAAGGCATACGAGACGCGCCTTTTTGGCCGTGCTTTCTGCGGTTGGTGCATATCGTTCATAGGTGATCAGATAACAGCGCACCGAAGCAACTGGATATTGACAATTCTGCTGCCGCGGCGGCCGCTGCCTACGGAAAGGGATGAAATGATGGACGTAATACGTGCTGGACTGAACGAAAGCGCAACAGTAGAAGACGTAGTCGGTATGCTGCGCATCGCCGCGCGGCTGTTGGAGTTGAAGGGAGAAGGCGAATGAGCGTTAAGGAGTGGGCGGAAAGGCATGGATTTGACCCTGCCTTTTTGTTGTTCATTCTGTATGAGGCGGTGGCGGCAGGACCGGTAACTTACATTGTTCTGGACCCAACGCTCTCTGTTCTCTACCCGCTGTGGTTGCGGATACTGATGCTGATTCCTATGTGGATTGTAGTTATGCTGTGCACGTTATCGGCTTGGCAAGACACACGGCGTTGGAAACAGCGTTGGGGTCGAGCCGCAGAGGAAAGAAAGGAGAAGTGAAATGATGAGGGGCTTGCTTCCTTACGAGTATCTTGATACGCTTGTGTCTTATGCAAAAGCATCCGTTGACGACCAAGCAACGGCGCGCAAGGCCGTGCTTTCGGTGCGCGAGCGCGAATGGTTCCATGCTGTATGGACCGCGATGCTAATTTGTGATTTTTCCTTGCGCCTTGATGTGTGGCATTATATTCGGCAGTATGTCCGCATCAATGGCATTCTTCCTGCTTCGTGGGAGGCCAAAGCATGAAAGAAGATGGCAAGAGTCCGGTGAGCATGGGCGCACGCTTGGAAGCGGCCTGGAGAAGGCGGAGCGGATAGACCTCGCCGCCGAGCCGAAGGCGCTACCTGACGGCGACGGTAACAGCGTGCGGGACATGATAGACTGTGGGGCTTGGGAATAGGGAGTCAGGAAATGAAAAAGGCGAAAGAAGTTGTCGAGTGGATTGTGGAGAGCGCGCGGAAGTTAGAGAAGACGGCACGCGACCGCATGTCGGAGTATTGGGCCGCGCTTCGGGACGAAGAGTATTTGAGGGCGCACAACTACGCTGTCGGTGCCCGTTCGGATTGCGCGGCCGCGCTTGCCGTTCTAATTCTTGCTTTTCAACTCACAGAAACGTCTGAATTGAAGAACAAACAAGTCCGCGAAATAGCGCGGCTACATGGCATATTGGTGTCGGAATGGGAAGATAGCCTTCATGCGATTGAGGACTCTTTGAGCCTTCTGATGGAAAAGGCGTTATAGGAATGCGGCAGGAAGATAGTAAAGGAGGTCGAGGGTGAACGAGGACAAGGACTTTCAGGAAGAGGTATTGCGCTTGGTTAAAGCGTGCTACGCGAAAGCGATTCAAGATGAAGATGTCGTGAAAGTAAAGTGGGGCGCAATTCGGAGGCTCATCGACGACATTGTGCTGGCGGTAAAAACCGCACGCGATGCTCTTGATTGCGCGAAAAAAACAGCGAGGGTAAGGGGTTTTAATCCCTGGGCAATCGCTACAATTAGAACGAGGTTGCACCTTGCCGTTGCTGCCTTGGAAACTAATAACCTCGAACTCGCAAAAAAGCGTATCCACCAACTGGAAGGGATGCACGCGCTACGCTACGGCACATATCCGGTCGCCGTGATGCGGCCGGAAACCGTCCTTTGGCGCGCGATTCGGCGGCTACAGAAGCGCTGGGTAAAGTGCGGCGGCAATCCTGATTACTGGACCGGACGTAAAGGAGAGTGGGAATGAGCGGTGAAGATGAAAAGACAGAAGCGATGGCACAGTTGTGGCAGGCACTTGCCGAGGCACTATATGAAAGCGGGCAGCGCGGGAAACTCAGTAGACCAGTGATCGTTGCGATGCAAGACGCACTTGACGGCAGGATGTTGTCCTTCGCGTTCTACACGGCAGTTTGCGACGTAGTGCGGCGCGCCAGCAACGATGCTGTGCGGAGCGCTTGGGAGAAAGTCGGTCGTTTAGTCGCGGACACGACAACGCGGCTGTGGGGACTGAAAGGAGAAGGCGGAGGAACACCAAATGTGCTCCTGTGATTCAAGCTGTCGCTACGCTTCCTACAATTACGAATTTCTTGGCGACCGGCTAATCTCACGGTTTCACTGTGCGCTAGATGACGATACGACTCTCTTCGAAGATGCAAAACAGGAAGCTCTTGCCAACGCAACTGATGAGGGTCGCTTAGAAGAAGTTAAAGCGCAAATTGAGGCATGGCAGAAAGGCTGTAGCTGCGGGAAGTTGTGTCCTTTATTTCATGAATCTGAGTGGGATTGAAAAACAGTTTCCTTTTGGAGGATATTTTTATGAGGGGTATTGAGGCTGTAGAATGGGGGAAACGGACCATCGTTTTTGAGCGCTCGTGGCTTCTGTTCATAGCAGGTGACTGGCGCCTCGAATTCAGCCTCCCTGACTTTACAACACCGGATGAACGCAAAGTTGTAAAGGAAATGATAAAGGCTTTGAGCGAAGGCGAGCCTCACACGCCAGAATTAGCGGTTCGCATATTCCGTATGATAGAGAAATACCTAATACAAAAACGGAGAAGAGAAGAGGGATATGAAGTCTAATGGAGGCTTGAAAGCAATGTTGCCCTCAACGCAAATCAAAGAGTTATTGAAATTGGCATCGGGATCTTTACGAGATATCGTGCATCTTGGCGATCAAATGCAGTTGTTGGAAAAAGTAAATAGAGTCAATGTTGACGGGATAACGCTTGTATTGGCCCCTCCTGATTTGGAACTGGTGATTGAGGATGAGGAGGGTGTAATAACGTGGGCGAAAGAGAGCGCATCATGGTGCCTTCGTGGGGGAGCGGTTGATAAAAAAGCGCTTGAGCATTATCTAAAAGATAATGGTAGAGTGCCAGGTGCGCGGCTTAATAACCGGTGGCGCTTACAAATAATAATTGATGCAGTTTGATTTCGTTTAGGGAGAGGAGTGACTATGTGTGAAATTGTTAGAAGCGAGAGGCTCCGAAAGCGCATCATGGTAATGCTCAGACAGGCAGTTTGTGATTTGAGAGAAGGGGAACCCCGACAGTTTCTGATAGACCAACTGCGTGGAGCGTATTACCTGCGATACGGCGACTTCCCCCCTCTTTATCTTGTGGGCAAACCTATGAGTGAATGGGGAGTGAAGCACGCAACCGTCCTCGGCCGAGCAATTTACAATCTGGAGGGCGCTCTTCGCGCGGATCTTGAAAATTCCATTAGGAGGGAATCACATGGGGGGAGAGACTGAATCATTCGAACAAGTGTTTCTGCACACGATTGGAATTGGCGGCAAGAAGGTCGCCTTCAATGCAGGTATTTGGTGCCTCCCCTGTGGGCTGCTTGATCTTTTCTTCGGGGTGTATCTCACGGTCCCGGAAGACGTCTGGGCTTGGGGATATTCGCGCGAAGAAGTGATAAGGAAGCTGAAGCGCCGATTCGCCGATGTGCTGCATGGGAGGGAGAAAAACTCGAAAGCGTTAGAAGGCGAAAGGGGGGATTGATGGACAAGGATGGGATTGAGCATGTGCAATCAATAGCACGCATCTGGAACGCCCTTGTGAATGCGTTGCGTGAAAGCAAAAAGTATGGCAAGCAAATAAGCAAACAAGGCCGACTTGCTTGCTCCCATGCAATGCGTATCCGTGGAGCCGGCGTGCTGTCAGGGGCGTTTTATAAAACAGTCGAGAAAGTCATTAGCCGTGCTCGCAACAACAGCGTGAAGAAAGCATGGCAAAAGGTAAAAGAAGCAGTGGAAGATGCAGCGTTGATAATCAGATCTGGCAATAGAGTGCTTTTGTGAGGGCAAGTTGATGGGCGAGCCTAAATCAATAATCTTCGGGAATGCATGGACCGGTATTGGCATTGAGTTTGTGAAGTCTCGGCGCGTAATCCGCGTTGACGGGTGGTATGACGAACTCGTCGGCATCGAAGCGCACGAAATCACGCTTGTCGATTTCTGCCGCAAGTTGGGCATCGGCAAGCGGGAGTTGTTGCAGGTAGTGCGGGAATTGGAGGAGGCCGAAAATGAATGAGCAGGGTAAAAAAATGGACCTTACTCGGTATCTGCGGTTTAGTTTGGAAGAGGCGGCTAATTGCCACTGCGAGGCGGACTCCAGCCTTCAGGAAAACGAAAGAGGAGACCAGAGAATGAAAGCAGAGCAAGTAGAGATATTCGGTGACAAATGGTACCTACTTGAAAGGCGGGCGAATGCCGCAATCACGGCTTATTATCTTTACAAACAGCAGGGGAGAAGAGTTTATATCATAACGTTCCAGTGGCATCAGAGTCGCGGTCCATATGGGCCAGATGCAGAAGACCTGGAAGAAATAATGATTGGGCGCAGCATTCACAATTGCAGTCTTGGGCTTCCAGTAGAAGTTTTTGCCCACATTGCGAATCACTTGAAGGAGGCTGAAAATGAACAAGGATGAGAAAGAGTTGAAAGAGGAACAGTGGTTTGACAGCGTGTTTAATCTGGCATTTCGCCTTTTGCCCACAAAACGTAACCCCGAGCATCCGCATACGCGATTCGCAAAGGTCGCCAGAAAGGGCAAGAGCGCAGAAATAACTGTCATAGACGGGGCAATGGCAGCGTTGATGGTCGCGCGCATTCCAATCAAAGACTCAATCATACCCAATCAGTTTTACCTCGACCGCAGGCAATTGCTGGAATTCAAAAAACTAATCTGGTGGCGCATAGGCAGGGGGGCAGGCAAGACAACAGGCAAAGCAATACATGTGAAAGATAGCGTCGGCACGCCAACAACCTTCCCTACTGCAACAGGAATCGCCAATGTATGCGAGAGGAAGAACAGCATCAAGGCGCTCTTTCATTTCCCATTCGCTGGCGAAATATGTGATGCGCTCCGCCTCTTTCCTTCGCACAAAGCCATGTTTGTGATTTTGGACGGAAGGCGGGCAATCTTCATGCTCCCATCTGATGAAGGCCACATTTTCGCGACTACTGAATGTAATCACGGTTGTCGGCCTCACGTGTTCGCTATCAGGCCGTGGTATCTGCTTGCCTTCGCAGAAGCCTTCTATGAAGAGGAAATGGAGATTGGATGCGCGAGCCTCCCGGAGTCCAAAACAACCGAAATCCAAGGCTACGTTTGGCATGAAGGACAACTGTTTGTAACCTTCCCCAAGTACCACAAACAGCGTTATACATTTACCTTTATGACATGCCAATCAGAAGGTCTTTTCTCCATTGGAGACATCGACGGCGGTCTTATCAGAATGATCAACAGGGCAAAGGCGATTGCGAAAGCAGTAGGAGGCACGAAATGAATAACCCGCTTGAATCGTTGAAAGACACAAACTGGTATGTTCGCTGGACTGCTGCGCAAGCGCTCGGCGAATCTGGCGACGAAGAGATGATTGATGTGCTTGTCAAGGTGGCGGAAGATGAGGACTTTCGTGTTCGCGGTCGCGCGATTAAGAGCATCGGCGAAATCGGCGGGCAACGCGCGGCTGAGGCGCTTCTGGGAATCAAAGAGCGGCTTGGCTACAGTTGGGATGACGAAATCTTCGAGGCGCTTATGTTACTGGGCGAACTTGCCGTTAGACCGCTTGTCGAGATATTGAAAAGGAGCGCGAAAACCGCAGCAGGAGCCGGGCGCGCAGCAAAGGCCCTCGGCAAGATGGGCAACCTTGCCATTGATGCGCTCGCCGAATTGTTGAATGATGACGATAGAGGGATACGCAAATGGGCGATGGTTGCGCTCGGCAACGCATGTAGCGAGCACGTGAAGGCGGTAATCTATAGCGCGGTGTGCCGCGAAAAAGACCGTGAAGTTATCAAGGCGGCCGAGCGGGCGCTTGCGAAGATAAACAAGGCACTAAAGCGAAAACCGTAAACCGGGAAATGGGCTTATTTGGAGGCCGATAGATGCGCCAGTTTTCACAGATTCTCTTGTTAGCACCCTCCTGGCATGAAGTTCTTTCTGCTGCGCGGGAAGCGCCCGCGGCACTGGAGGCTATTGCTTTTACCGAAAGGTTCCTCAAAGGCCAAAGGTTTTCGGTTGTAGCTTTTCGTGTTTTTAAGGAGCGTGAAAATGAGATGATCAGTTGGTTGAGAAAGAGAGGGTGGATTCGGCGGCGAAGGGATACATTGTTACCCGAGCAGCGGAAAATGGATCAAATAGAAGCAGTGTCATAATTACTGCAGTATGGCCCCTTTAGAAGGTTGGAAGAATGAGAAAAAAGGTAAGGGAGGAGCTGAAGCGGTGGTCGAAAGACCTTGTAACTGGGGAGTTGCGAGACGGGATTGGCGAGTTCATGGTGAAGGCCGATAACGTCTGGTTCGCAAAGGACGTGATTCTGGCGATGTTGGATTATGAAGAAATCCGTCACGAGTACATGTTCAACAAGTATAAGAAAAAGCCTATTTCCATAGACTGCGAAAGAGCGATTGCGAAGAAAGAAGATGCGGAATCCTGTAAAGTCTATTACCTCGAAGCAAGCGACGATGGAGTTCCGCCAGATAGAAAGCGAGTCCACATCGCCCAAATCGCGGAGCACAAAAAACCCACGAAGACAGCAGCGAAGAAAACTTCACGTAAGGCGGGGAAATGACGGAGGGGCAATAATGGGAACGCCACGAACTTTCATTTTTACCACGTCAAAGTGTGAGAAGTGCAAAGAATTGAAGCGGCGAATTCTCAAGAGCGGGAAAATGGAAGAGGTAGAGTTTGTCTCAATGGATGGTAAGGGAATGGAGTTCGATGAACGTGTCAAGGCAGCCGACGCAATCGCGAGCCTCTTTCTCTTTTGGAACAGCGGCAAACAACCCCAACCGCCACTCGCCTGGAAAGAGGGAACGGAAAGGATAGTTCAGGGACTTTTGGCGATTTGCAGGGCGCTTGGGATTCGCCGCTATGGATAGCGTTATCCCGCGAGTCGCCGAGTTACTACGACGCTTCGGCCGGGTCATCCTTTTGGCTCCGCCCGGGTGGGGCAAAACGCAAACCACTTTTGATGTGGCTAGAAACTTGGGGTATCAAAGCATCACGATAATCACTCATAGGAGAAATATCGCGCAGCAGTGGGTTCGGAGAGCAGCCCAAAACGGGATTGCGGCAAACGTTCTCTCCGCGTTCGCGCGAGGGAAATACACGTTCAGGGGATTTGTGGCAATCGACGAGATCCACCATGCTCAATCTGATAGTTATCAAAGTATCGTGAAGCAAGCGGTTGGAGCAGGGAAAAGAGTGTTGGGTCTAACGGCGATGCTAACAACAGAATCATACCGATTCTTGAAAAAACTGGGGTTCTTTTTCCCGCAAGCACGAAGATTACGTTGCGCTGGAAGAGCGGTACCTGTAAAATTTAAGGTCATGGGAACCTGGGCAAGGTGGCATAACGACCAGCAAAGGGCCAACGACCAGGCGAGGAACCAGCTTATTAAAGACATTGCGCTTTCGATGAAAACCAAAGGGAAAATAGTTCTAATCCTAACACGGTTGCGAGCACATGCTTCGATTCTTGAGAAAAATGGAGCTGCCAAATGGTGGGAGCCGCGGAGAAAATTGGACCCAAGTAAGTTGGAGGGGCCATTTGTAACAACTTATTCATTTGCCAGTGAGGGGTTTCATCCGCAAAATCTGGAAGGTGTAATTCTTGCAACGCCGAGCAAAAGCATGATTAGGATAATTCAGTCAATTGGACGGGGCAACCAGAACTCTTGTAGTGAAGTAGTGATGCTAATTGACCGAGATCCCACGAGTTGGAGAATGGGGAAGTTGGCAACAAAAATCGCCAGGGTTTTCTGCTGGCAAATTCAAAGTCCTTTTTTTGAGGAGGTCGCGCGATGCCGAAGGTGAATTGGGGCGATGATGGGGTTTTGCCGGAAGGTAGCTACACGCTGCGAGTTCAGTCTGTAAGTTCGTCTTTTGATGCTGATGGAAACGAAATCTGGCATGTGTTCTTCGAAGTGATTGATCCCCCTGATGCAAAGGGAAAAAGAATGAGCGATAGGTGGCTTTGGAGTGAGAAAGCGCTGTGGTACGTTAAAAAGGTGCTCGCTGCAATCTTTCCTGAAGATCAGTCTGCCGGGAAAGAGGTGGACTATAAACCCCAAATGATCGTCGGGAAAGCAATCTTCGCTGATGTTGAGGTCCGAGAGTTTAGTTTTGGGAAGGTAAATCGGATTGCGTCTGCCGAGCCTGCTCCAGAGTTTACAGTGGAGACAGAACCGGTTGATAAGAATGAGGACGGAGATGACTTAGATGAGATTTATTGAGCCTAGCCGCGATGGCATGGTCAGAGTCTCAAAAGAGCAATTTGATGCGCTATGGCCTCGGATTCGCCAGCTAACGAGTAGCCTTTCACAGGAGACAATAAACAGAATCATCAAGCGCGACGAAGATGCTGTTTTTGTTCATCGCGGGATGGCAGAGCGGGTGCACATACCCTTCGAGTTGGTTGAGCCGTGGGAAGAACCTGGGTTCCCGTCTTTTCGCGGAAGGCTGTTTCCGTTTCAAGAAAAAGCAGTAAGTGAGTTGGCCAGAAGAGAGAGCGGGTACCTGGAAGCCCCAACGGGCTCTGGCAAAACGATAATCGGTATTGCGTTGGCATCAAGGTTACGAGTCAAGACGCTATTTTTGGTCCCTACAAAAAACATTGCGGAACAGACGTGGAAAGCCTGTAAGAAGTTTTTAGGCATCAAGGCAGATTGCAATTGGGGAAGAAAGAAACGGGCAGAGTCTGCAATTACAATCGCAACGTTTCAAAAAATTCTGTATCAAGGGTACATTTCTGATGACTACGGTTGTATTATACTGGATGAGGTGGCTCATGTCCCGGCGCAGAAGTTCATTCAAGTTCTTGAATGGGCCGAGGCAAAATACCGTTTTGGGTTGACCGCAACGCTTCATAGAAGAGATGAGTTTGGGAAGTGCTTTAGGTTTTTGCTTTCAAGCTTCGTCTATAAGATTTCACTGGAGGACGCAAGAAATGTACTTGCGCTACCGACAGTCTTCTTTTTGAAAACGAACGTCTCAAGTTCCGAGGCTGATTTTTGCCTTGAGAAGTGCAAGTTCAGGCAGCGTTGCAAAATCAATCCAAAAGAATGTGGGTACTTGAGAAAGACGTTCTTCCAGGTTTTTGTTGCGGAAATCCTCGCATCAAGGCAGCGCGATACGCTAATTACAAAAACTGTCGAGCGATTACGTAACATCGGGAAGAAGAAGATTTTATTGTTGACGTCGCGAGTTGGCCACGTTAAGGCCTTAAGCCAAAAAATCAAGGATGCAGGGATTGATAACTCGATTGCTCATGGAAGGGCTAGGGAAAGTGCAAAAAACATTGAGGACTTTAGGCATTCCACAATCGGGGTTTTGGTGGCAACCGAACAACTCCTTGGAGAGGGAACTGACTTCCCCGAATGCGATGCACTAATTCTCTGCGCCCCGGCTGGGGGCAAAGTAAAAACTAAGCAAAGGGTTGGCAGGGTCATGCGAAAAGGTGCGAGCGGATCAAAATCTCCTTTGGTGGTTGATCTTTTTGATGGGGGATTTGGGCAGGTTCTCTTCTTTGCGCGAAAGAGGCAATATGAAGCAATGCGTTTTAGGATTCGGGTGGTAGGCGATCCCGCGCAAATCGAGGGATAAAGATGCCAAGAGTTGATTGGTCAAAAGATTGGGGTACAAGCCTTTTCAGCGAGCCGCGAACAAAAACGGTGAAGCGGTTGATCGACAGCGCAATTGTATTGATTGATGAAAGAGAACAAGATCCGTGGGGATTTTCGCTATCAAGAAAAGTGCGGCTTGAAACGGGAGACTATTCAGCAATTGTTGGCGACCTTGACCTACGCAACGTTTTTGCTATCGAGCGAAAAGGAAGCCCCAATGAGTTTCTTTCGATGATCGGGCCAGAGCGCAATAGATGGGAAAACGAACTCCGTAGGCTTCAGAAGTTTGAGTTTCGCTGTGTGATTTGCGAGTTCTCTCTTAGTTCTCTTATTGCCGCAACTACTGGAAGGGCCATTCGGCAGACTGCGATTTGGGGCTCAATTGTTTCGTGGCATGTTTGCTTTGGCATTCCATTTCTCTTTATGCCTAGCAGAGAAGATGCGAAAGGTGCGTTTTTGAAAGCGCTCGAACTAGTTATAAAGCAAGTAAGGGACGTAGACGGAGAATGGATTTGAAAAAAATGCGGCGGGGCGATTCCTTTCTTTTGGCATCACCACCTCACCCACTTAGGGTCGCCCCGCCCGTTTTTACAAACTAGTTGGAGGTCTTGTTGTGAGACGAAATTATCCAAGGCGATCTTACCCGAGGCGGTTACGATCAGAAAGAGAAAGACCGAGATACTCGAAGCGTCCACGACGGCATTGGTCGCGAGGTGAACGTTACTACGAGCCCGTCCAGTTTGAGGACCGCGTGCCTCTCGCAGCTCATGGGGTTCTTTGGCTTACTTTTATAATCATGCTGCCGTTCGCCTTTATTTGTCTCTGCTTCTTTCTCTTTCTGATAGGAGGTTGCCAGTAAATGCAGCCGAATGTTGTTTCATCAAAGGTAGATTGGATCAGTGTACAATGTCCTGCATGTTCAAGAAGAGGCCAGTTCAAAATTGCAGTATTTGAATTTGAAAACTTTGTGTTCATCGTTGCGCTAAGTGCTCCATCGAATCTTTTTGCGATTGGCAAGGACACAAGAGATGCCGCCAATGAACTCGCGCATAGGATTGCACCGAAGGCTTTTTCAATTTGCCATTGCGACCTTGCAAGAGAATGGCGAGCGAACAACCAGCAGAGAAAGAAGAATGAAGGAAGTTGGGTTTCGCCTTCGGATTTTTTGGCGGATAGAATGCTTGAGGATGTGAAGTTCCACTTATCAACGCTGTATGGGGAGGACGAAGATTGAAAGAAGGATTGTCTGGTGTTCGGTGGGAAATAGAGATCGAGAAGTGGTATGCGGCTATAAATATAAGGATAAAACGCGAGGGAGAATGCGTTGCGAGTTTGAAAGTGTCTGAAAAATCGGTTGAGAAAGTGGTAGCAACTCTTGTAAATGAGTATTGTAAGGTTGGGGGCGTTATCGCAAAGCGAATTGCCAAGATTGCTGTAAAGCAGAAGAAGTTTTTATTTCTAGTACCGATAGTAAGTTCGTCGGTGGATGGCCTCCCCACCGGCGCGCAGGGTGGGGGCGGTTAAGCAGCCGCCCCTACCCGAATTGAGAGGAATGAATTATGGAACTGGACACAATTTATCAGGGCGATGCGTTAGAGATCATGGAGCAGGTTCCTAGTGAAAGCGTTGATTGCGTAATCACGTCACCGCCGTATTTTTCGCAGCGCGACTACGGAGTGGATGGGCAATTAGGGCTTGAAGGATCGATTGGTGAGTATATTGATCGACTAATCGAAATCTTTGCCGAAGTTAGGAGGGCGTTAAAAGACTCCGGTACTTGCTGGGTCAATATTGGCGATACGTATGCTTCTGGTGGCGGGAAGGGAATATCAAGATCGTGGGCGAACGAAGACTACCATCCCGACAATCCGCCAAAAGCAAGGATTCGCAAGCATCAGCCAAAGTGTCTTTTACAAATTCCACAACGTTTCTCAATTGCGATGGTGGACCGCCTAGGATGGACTTTGCGGAATTGGATTGTATGGAGAAAACCCAATCCAATACCGGAATCAGTACGAGACCGTCTCGCAGTAACCTGGGAACCATTTATTCTTTTCGCTAAGAATCCTCGATATTATTTCGACCTGGACGCCATCCGCGTACCTCATAAAACTGGGCCTGCAAAATTCAATTATCGTGTTCGTGAGGCAAAGAGCAAAAGGCGGGGAGCAAAACTTGTTGGGGCAAAAGCAAGTTCCGCAGAAAAAGAACGGCATGATAGTGGTGGAGTCCCGATTGGCGAAAAGCCGGGGCAGAAAGGCAAGAACCCAGGAGATGTTTGGACGATACCTCCGGCAAAATCTTTTAGCTTACATCTTACGGCATTCCCGGAAAAACTCGTTGAGCCTGCAATTCTTGCAGGATCCCCACCGGGTGGAGTCGTGCTTGATCCATTCATCGGATCTGGAACGGTGGCTGCGGTCGCAAAGCGCCTCGGGCGTCATTTTATCGGAATCGAATTGAATCCTGAAACGGTAAAGTTTGCGAGATGGAGGGTTGCAACAACTGCACCTCCGCTCCCATTTGCGAAAAGAGGAGGTAATAGATGCTAAAAACAATCGCCCGGCGCCGGAAATACGCAACGCAATGGTTGCGGAAAATAAAACGATGGATGCGTCCTAACGGAACGAAAGAAGAGCGCGAGGTTCGTGCGCTATCTAAAGTTGCAGTTAGGGCACTCTTGGCTGGACAGAAAGATAGCCTCTTAGGGGCAGTAACGTGGATGATGATTTTAGCAAGCAGGTCTGGCCATCATTGCGATATGATTGATGCAGGTCTCGATATTTTGGGAAAATCAAATCACAGTTTATTTGGAGGAGAGCGGTGATGGGTAAATTCCTTAGTGGCGTGGCGTGGGCTATCGGAATAATGCTCCTCGTTGTGGTTCTGCTTTGCGCTACGTTTGGCCCACTTCTTACTGTTGCACTTATCGTTCTGGCCGCACTTGATAATGTAATATGGTGGTGGCCAGTTGCGACAGGTGCAATTGTGGCAGCGGCATGGTCGCTAATTTTAATCGTGTATCTCAAACGCCAGAGTAGCGGAGTATGGCTGGTTTCGAGGGACTTTCCCATGAGCCGTTTTAACGCCACCGCTTGGATTCTCTGGCGGATGCTACTTGTCTTTGTGGCGCTCTTCGCCGTGGTGCTGGGGCCTGTGGCCACGTTCACGCTTGCAGTCATGGCTTCGCTCGGCAGGGCGACGTGGTGGTGGCCGGTTGTGATAGGCGTGCTGGTGCTGGCGGCGTGGGGATTTATTCTGGTTGTGAAGGCAGATGAGGAGGCCGAAGAATGAACGTAGTCGAGTTAGAAGTCGCAACGATTCCTGACAAAAAGCACGCATGGCAAATAACGGTCCCCAGAAACTCTGTCATCAAAGTGCCGTGTCCTGTTTGCCCTTACTTGTTTATCGGTGAGAGCGAGCCGCCTGACAGTCTCGTGGAAAGCATTGTTGAGATGAAGGAACGTAGATTCCTTGTTCCCACAAAAGACCTGCCGATATCAATTTGGATTGGCGCCTGTGGGAGGTGCGGCCAAACGACGGTTGCTTATTTTGATTGGTCAGAAGTGAACACATACTTTGAGGCTCTTGCAATTCAGCGTATGGAAGAAGATAGATGGTTCCGGTGGCTTTGGGGGTTAGAGGAGGCCGAACGATGAGCGAGCGAAGTGAAGAGAATGCCGAAAAACTTATCAGAATGCTCGAAGATGTTGACGTTCAAAATCGGACGAAGGCTGTTTTAGAGATATATAGAACCTGCGAAGTTGGCGACAAGCACTTTGTGAAGCCCCTTATCAAAAGGCTATTGGAAGATACCGATGGTTTTGTCCGGAGCATATCGGCCCATGCGCTCGGTAAAATCAAGGATAGGCACGCGATTCGTCCGCTGATAGGAAAATTAAAAGACCTGGAAGTTCGGGTCCGCGGAGCAGTCGCACTGGCGCTCGGCGAAATCGGCGACAGGCGCGCGGTTGTGCCGCTCATCGAAGCGTTGAAGGATGAGCACGAGTTTGTTCGCTGGGGTGCTGCAATAGCGCTTGGGAGAATTGGAGATAAGCGCGCTATCAAGCCACTCGCCGAGGCCGCAAAAAGCGAATGGGACAGTGAGACCCTTAGGCGAATGCGCCGCGCGATTGCGAAAATAAACGAGGAGGCCGGAGAATGAAAATCGAGTTGCGTTACTCCAAGCAGTGGAACGCCCGGCATTTCCACGGAAGGCCAACGATGGAGCAAATTGGGGGATTAAACCCGTATGACGTAAAGAAGGCGGAGCAAGATGTTTTTCCTGAAGACAAACTTCTTTTCCTATGTCCACAATGTCCCGAAAGGGTGCCAGACTACGAACCGTCCCTCCCTCTTTCGTATGTAACACTGGAAAGGCATACAATAAAAACAGGGCCCTACAAAATACATTGTTGGTTTGGTATCTGTGAGAAATGCGGGCAAATCCTCATCGCTGCCCCAATTGGCGATTGGGAGAAAATCCTCGTTTCTTTTTATTGATTGAAGGAGGCCAAAATGAGGAAGTCTCGGACCAGAAGGGTTTGGGTTAAAGTCGATGTAACAGAAACCATGAACATATTTTTGTTGCGCGGCATCCCCTTTCGCAAAGCAAAGAAATTCATAGAGGAAGTCCTTGAGATAGAAGCAAACACGTGCCCTAACTGGATCCGAAAAGCGGACTGCCTTTGGGAAAAGATGGAGGCAGAGCGATTAGGCGAGGAAATTCCTGATACTAACTGTGAGTATCTGTGAGGAGGCTGAAATGAATGAGCAAAAGGAAGAAGAAAAGGATCCTGTCGAATGTCTAGAAGAGGCTGCTGAATGTTGTATAGAGGCGGCCAATCGCTACCGTGAAGCGGCGAGAATCTACGAAAAGCTGGCGAAGAAGTGCAAGGTGGAACAGCGTATCGGGTTCAAACCTTCAGGAAAACGAAAGAGGAGGCCAAAGAGTGAATGAAGTCATAAAGACAAGACAACTACTTGGCATATCGCAAAGAACAGCCGCGTTGTTGGCAGGCGTGACAGAATGGCGGTGGAAGCGTTGGGAAAAAGAAAACGCATATGAAGCCATGCTTTTGAAATTCAACCAACGCAAGGTTAACTTAGGTGCGGCGGACCCACGGCGTCGCAAATATGCAGCAAAATGGCTGCAAGCGGTAAAGCAAGGCGTATGGCCTTGGGGAGATGAGGGAGGCTTGTTTTTGGGATATGCGCGGCGTGCCGTTTATGCGTTTCTGGAAGGGCGCTTCGACGACCTTGTGGACTACATGGCGTTGTTGTTATACTATAGACAGGACTGGTATTCCGACGAGGCATTTCTTCATATAATGGAGATTTTGAAGGAGGCCAACAAATGTCAGAAGCATTAGAAGTGACGGAGATATGGGTGCGCGCCATCGCACCAGATATTGTCGCCGTGGCGATGGTTTGGGGCGAGAAGTTCAAGGGCGATACGCCGCTTTGGGAAGCGCAAATCCTCTCTGACTGGAGAGCAAAGTTGGACGCAACGCTTTCGACAACGGCAAAGTGGTTTCGCGCGACTTTGCGGCGGCGATATTCCCGCACCTCGCCGAAAAGTATTACTGGCGGCCCGATGCGTAGAAGACCAACCATGAAACGAGAACTCGACGGGAGAACGTGGGACGAGATGCCAGACTGGAGAAGCCGTGATGTCTGAAGTGAAAAAGGTTTACAAGTTACTGCGGAAAATGGGAAAGGGGTTATATTCGTATTTTACGCCGCCCCCTTTCAGAAAAAGATTTCCACGCCGAAGGTGGAAGTGCGCAGATGAAGATGGAGACTTTTTTTGCCTTTTGGAGTAAGGGATGGGCAAGGTATTGGGCGGGATATATGGCGCGAGATGCAGAAATATGGGAAGCGGAAGCAAAAGGGGTTAAGTACATAAAAAACGTATTGCCTGACGCGAACTGGGACCCCAAAATGACGCGGATATTTTGGAGATGCAAAAGACAGGGCAAGCGGTTACCGCGGGCAGTTGCGGAAGCAACTATGCCAGCAGTCCCCGCTTCTGTGACTTGCTCGACCATTCGCCTGATTCGGCGCGTTGACGGGGGAGATAACAATGCGAAGAAATAGCCCCGGCGGAAACCGGCCTCCCCGCTGGGGTAGGGGCGGGGCGGCCTTCCTCACGCCACGCTCACGGGCCGCCCTTTGCCCCGCTTTTGAGGCCGTTTTGGAGAGGAAAGCATGAAGCAAAAACAGGGAATGAGTCATGTCGCGAAAATATCTTTTGCGATGGCGGATGGTCGGCGCAAGCAATTTAACATCGCCATTTATTCTTTAGTCGTGGACCCTAATCCGTTGCGGAAAAAGATAGCATGGGTCGCGGCACGAATTGACAACCCTATCGAATCTTGGGCTTGGGGATGGTCGCGTGGCGAAGCAATGTCCAAATTGCGTAGGCAAGAAATAAAGAAGATGGCCGTTTTGGGAAGTGAGAAATGACGTTCCTGCCACCAGAAGTGCGGTGTATCGGATGTGGCAAGGTATGGAAATATCAAGAATTGATGGACGTTGTTTACGAAGAGTATCCTGACGAAAGATTTACGTTGTGGGGCAAGTGCGGCGAGTTCGAGATGGGAA